TTTGCCGCGCTCCCGGTCGTGTTCTGATTACCTGTAGTGTTGACACCAGGCAAGTTGATATTCGCTGTGCCGTTAAATGAAACACCGCCAATAGTGCGCGCAGTTGCAAGCTTAGTCGCCGTTGCTGCATTACCCGTAATGCTTTGAGCACCCGTGATTGTGATTTTCCCTGCAGTATCAGAGGCAACAGTTACCGTACCCGCGCCTGTGATTTGGGCCGAAGTACCTACACTCGCAGTTGCCGTGCCTACCTTCTCAGTCACATTTAGGTATGTATTTGTATTGCTGGTTGCCAGGTTAGATACGCCCGTTGTGCTGGTTGAAGTCACCAGGCCTGTCACAACGTCATTACCTGCAGTTGCTCGACCTTTAGCGTCAATGGTCAAGGATCTATAAGTACCCGCTGTAATACCCGTATTGGCCAGGGTTAAAGCTGTAGATACATTGGCTGAGCCATCAAAAGATACTGATCCGGTTGCATCACCTGTTAGGGAAATAGTACGAGCCGTTTTTAGCTTGGTTACAGTCGCGGCATTCCCAGTCAATTCACCTGTTAAACCGCCTGAAAAAGTGGTTTTATTGGTGAAGGTTTTAGCGCCAGAAATTGTCTGAGCTGTATCAATCGTTGCATAAAATGGGTGTGAGTTACGATCCGCTGTATGCGCTGCAAGCAGGGCAAAAGTAGAGCTTTGATCTGTATCCTTGATGATATTGACATGATCAATATCAGCTGTAGAAATCACCATGTCATAAGTGAATACAAGATCAATATCTTTCACCATCTGAGCAATAAAGCCAGTTGGCACGGATCTATACGCAATTAAAATACTGCCAACCTGGTCAGGTACACCCGACCATAAACCGATTTCAGTTACGTTATAGTTTTCTTTCCCGATCATGGTCGCCATGATCCGGACTTGATCCGGTGCAATCTTATTGCCGTTTTGGATTTCCGTGTATTGTTTTGGCTGGTTTAGTACTGTTTCTTCACCAGTTGTTGTCCTGTTCCGCGTACCAAACTGGAGGTGTGTAATATCGAGTTTTACCCCGGTATTTTTACTGTTCCAGAAAGCACTCTTACCAACTACGGTAAGCGTTAATGCTAAGTTAATTGCCATTGCTGTTCACCAGTTCGCCTTTTGCTATGAAGTGCGCTCTTAGTCCACTGTTATTCGCAAATAGGAAGGTCATTCCAGAACGGGTCGTTAAGGTCCTGAATCGGATTTCAGGTACAAAACGTGCAGCCAGGGTCGACTGCACACTACTCGCAATACGCTTAATTGAATCGTCAGCAAATGACGTATCAATATCGACATAAATACGGGAAGTCAGGTAATGATCGGGTAATAGAGGATCACCAGGCTTATATTCAACAAGTCTGGTCGGATATGGCTCATGAATGCTGTGCTGCAGTTGGGTCACTTCTGCCAGGCTACCGAATAAAAGCTTGATGTACACACGCAAGATATGCAGCCCGCGCTTTTGTACGTCTCCAGATTTCCAGGCCCGGTATAGATAGCGTGTTGTTGTTTCCTCAACATTGCTTTGCAGTAGAGAAATACCATCGGTATTGATACTTTTTCGTACCAGGTCAAAGCTGCCCAAGTGAGGCGAACCCAACACAAAAGCATTAAAGGCCGCTTCACCTAAATGCTCTTTGAATAGGGAGATAAATAGATCCTTGATCTCCTTTTCAAAAGCATTATTGGTATAGCTGTTCTCTAACGCCTTCATCTGAGGCACTACAGATGCTTGGAAATCGAACATTAGAAGCCGACCCCCCAAGCATTTGTAGATACGTTTTCAACATTTACGGTAATGTCTAATTTGTTGCTGTCCACGTATTGCCAGATTTCAGGAAATTGATCGTATTGGGCTAGGTCCTCAATAACGATTTTTAAATCCGCGCTACCTACAGCCAGGGCCGCTACGTTCTTTTTAATATGTGTGTAGAGTTCCTGGTATTTAGGTTTTGCTTTACCACGGCTCATGATGACTGAATCCTGGCCGTACTTTTCTAATACTGCTGCCTGGATCTGGTTTCTAACCACGGTTTGATCATAAGAAGTGGAGACATTGACCGTGATGGAGATAGCGATTTCCCGGACCATTGGCTGAATAAAGCGAACCCGATAAGTATCATCAGCAAGATAAATTGCGTGTTTGATGCTCTCTTGCAGAACCGTTAATTCTGTGACTTCTGTAGGCGCTTTACCTGGCACATAAACATCATATTTCTCTTGCCCGGTGTTACCCACTACAGCAACAAACAGACTGTTAATATTGTCGATGCTAGGCGCTCTGGCAATTTCTTCTGCAGCCTCATTCCAGATAGATAGGAACGCCAAAGAAGGGAAATTACTACGAATTAGATAGTCAAATTCACCCAGGTAAACCGCATTCTTGTTATATACGCTTGGATACTTGGTTAATTCACGTAGAACGTCAGATGAAATCGGAGCCTCACCTGTGCTTACAACAGATTCAATAGACAGCTTTACATAGGCATCATTGAGCGATTGATTGACTTCAAAAACAATCTGATCACCCTGAGAATAGGTTTCAACCAGGCCATGCGTATAGAAAGTCTGGATCGTAAATTTAGCGCCCTTTTCCGGCTGTATCCCGACAATACTTTTATAACCAAAACGGACATAAAAGTTTTGTTTTTCATCTACTTCAATGTGATAAACCTTATCCCCGGCATTGACTGCAACATAGCGGTCCATATAACCAAATTCATCACCAGATTCATCAAAAACACGTACACCAGACAAAGTAGATTCATCATGCTTCATAGCAAGTGGAATCTCATAGAACGGACGGCTTTCAGCTACGGTGTGCACATTTTCCAGGCTGTATAACTGGGTAGCAGTCACATAGCCCACACTCATAGCATTTACTTGGACTACGTTGTTTACACGCAGGTATCGACCACTTGCATCAAGCAGCATTCGACCTGCACCGATTACCAGGGGAGCCGATGCTTCATTTTCGATTTTGATATTCAGGACGGCGGGAATCGCTTTAGGCACAATGCCGCGCATAGCTGCATCAGCCAGTACAGTACTGTCTTTTGTTTTCTCAAAAGGCTCAGCCTGAGCAACTTCTAACTGTGCTGAAAACATAGCAAGCATGGTCGCTATGGCTTCAATATTCTGGAATAGTCGCGGGTCTTTAGCCTGGTGAAGCACCTCAAGCGTAGGATAGTTGCCAATACTGGCAAAAGCTGCTTGCGAAAATTCTTCTTTGGTAATCATTAATTTTCACCGAGATTAAATTTACGTCCAGCCACAGACAAAATCACCTCTGCCCCGTCAGTACCTTTAGGCACGGAGTACAAATTGACTGCATCAGCGGGTAGGACCTGCAAAATATCTAAGTCTTTTTGCAGTTTTTGGATAAACGAGTTCCCAACAACAACGGTTTGCGGTTGCTGGATGAATGATTTGAAGTTTTGGCCGTAGGAGCTGCCTAAATACCCGTTCATGGGTGTTTCGGTCCAGTGCTCAACCATGTTGGCAACATCGTGCCCATTTAAAGTTTTCATGCTTCAAATGTGGCACAATGATTTTTTGATATTCCTGGCGTTTTCCTATTTAGTTAGGACTTGAATAAGCACCAGTAACAATGTGGGCAATACGTCTGTCTGATAGATCTCTGGATACATCATCAACCTTACGGTTTGAATCCTGATTAGAGGCCTGGCTTGTAAGCGGTACACTCACTTTAGGCGCATCAACAACTTGAGGTGCGGCACTTACACTCACAGCCGGAACGACTGGCTTAGTACGTGGTGCATGGTGTGCAATTTTGACATTATCAGCACTGTTTTTTAGTAGTGTGACAACAGCCTGTTTTACATTGGCCATTCCATCAAATGTATTGAAATTCTGCATCAAGCTTTCAATTGAATTAGAATCTTTTTGCTCAGCCTGGGCCGTCTCATTGCCAGCTGTAGGCGTAGCAACGGCTTGATCTGCAGTTTTAGTTGCCGCTGGAGCCGTTTTAGCTGCATCCTGGCCTTTTGCCTGGCCAGTCTTAGCCTTATTGCTCTCAATGGCATCTTTCGCTGTCTGAGCGTTATAACCAGGTCTAAACGGAATAGCTGGAGCCACACCCGGAGTAGGTGCATCTTTCACTTTCGCCTGGGCCTGTTTCATGTAGGCTCTACGCTTAGCATCATGAGATTTCCAGTCAAATTTTTTGCCACTTGAAAGTGTGTTTTGACCATAGGCCCACTTGATATAGTCTTTGCCTAGAGTTTTGGCATACGCCTCTGGGTCCAGGTTTGGGCTTTCAGAGAATAGCTTTTGAGTGGCCTTGTAACCACCGCTAGAAATCTCCTGTTTAACAAACTCAGCCTGAGCATCTAAAGCCTCCTGACTTCTAACCATCTTGCCATTTTTAATCAGGCCTTTTTTCTGCATGTGGGCTTCTAATCGCTTGGCACGTTCACCCTGCCAGGAAATCATGCCCATGTTTACAGCCCCGTTTGCTTCATCCTTGTGATAGCCGTATAGGTGTTTAGCGTTATAGCCATTTTCACGGCCCACCTCTGCAGTCAAAGCTACTGCCTGGTTTTTACTAAATCCGGCTTTCAAGAATGCGTTTAAAACGCCTGTCTGGTTGGCATCTTGCTCTTTAGTGGTACTCAGTCTTTCATTGCCAGTATCGACCAGGCCTTGCGCCTCACCTATCACGCTGCCTAAATAGCTGTCTCCAAAAGCTGAACTGAGTGAATTTTTCACATTCACAGTAAAATCACTAAATGCAACTTTCAGGCTTTCACCCCATCCAGCAACGGTCGATTTTAGGTCATTTACATTCTTGGCAATGTCTATGCCAGTCTTAGCTTTGATTGCCTCATTTAGCTGTGATGCAAGCTCACCTAAACTGGTCCAGACAGTATTCAGAGCGCCACCGATCACGGTCGTTGTAACGGTCCAGCTAGTTTTAATGAAATCCGAGGCCGTGGTAAATGCACTGGTTACGTTCTGCCACATCAGTTGAGTGGTGTTTGATACCGCATTCCAGCCCGTTTGTACGCCTGTCACCATGCTTGACCAGGCCGATTGCATACCTGACACCATGCCGGACCAAAACGCTGAGGCTAAAGCTGTGAAATCACGCCACATAATGCTCATAGCATTAACGCCAACGTCCCAGGAACGCGACATGCGATCAATAAAGCCTGAATCTCTTAAATCATTAACCCAGTCGCCAAATTTATCACCCAGGATTCCCCCGAGTTTGTCACCACCAATTCCACCTAGAACAGCCCCGACAATACCACCGACCAAAGTACCCACAAGCGGCACCATTGACCCAACAGCGGCACCAGCTGCAGCACCACCTAAAGCGCCACCGATACCACCTGCAGTAGATCCAACAGCCGACCCGACCTGCTTAGTTTTGACTTCCTTAGATTCATCATTCCCGGCAATGTCATAAAGCTCTTTGCCGAGAAAACCTGCAGACATTAAAGCGCCTACAATCGGCAATTTCTTCATTACAGCTTTTGCGGTCCCGGCTTTTCCGGCACCAGGTTTAACAGTGCCAGCGGGTCCAGTACTACCAGGTTTATTACTTTTGGCTTTGGATGATGGCGAACCTAGCCGATCCGCTAATTTTTTAAGGCCAATTGCCCGGGCAAGCGCCTGGAGTACTTTCAGCAATGGCGCAAAAAACGTACCTAAGAATTTAAGTGGCGATACTAATAACTGAAAACCTTTAAGCAGCAAAGTGGCCAGCATACCCATGAATGCCAGGAATAACGTAGCCAGCAATCCGGAGTTAGAGCTAACTTCTGGACTTTCCTTTTTTTCAATATTTGAAAGTAGCTTTTGCTCTTTTTTGTTGGCCAATTCATCGGCCCGGGCCTTCTCTGTATTCTGTTTAAAGAAACGTCTATACCAGCGATCTTGACCACGACTGACACCGTTTGTATTGCCAGAAAATAACTTGCCCAGGCCACGACCGACCGGACTTAATACAGCCTGGACCTCTCCCATTGCCTGAACACTTGGATCGGCTTGATCATTGCCCGCACTTAAACCACTAATTGAATCGGCAATTTTACCGCCTACATTCTTGATCTTGGTGCCCAGGGAATCTTTATCTGAGCCAGACTTAATATCTGGATCTTTTGGCAAAAATTGGCCATTTGCACCACGGCTTTTAGGCGTACTGATTTTCTCTGCAGTAGTGGTCGAGTTAGAAATAAAACGCCCATTTGCATCACGACTTTTGGAATCTTTAACTGTCTGATTATTTACAGAGCTTTTTGAATCCTTAGCCGTTGCAGTACTTGTGCTGGAATGATTGCTACTCGAATCCTTAGCAGTTTTGGCAACGACAGAGCTACTTGAATCGGTAGCAGTCTGCTTACTTGTGCTTGATTTTGAATTACTTGAATCCTTAGCAATATGCGTACTTTCAGAGCTGTTTAAATCCTTAACAGCCTGGTTATTGGTACTTGATTTTGAATTGCTTGAATCCGTAGCAGTTACAGTACTTGTGCTGGAACGGTTACTACTCGAATCCTTAGTTGCCTGGCTACTTGTATTCGATTTTGAATTGCTTGAATCCCGGATAGTCTCAGTACTTGCCAGTGAATTAAGGCTTGTTGAATCCTTAATAATCTGTCTGTCAGCAATAAAATCTGTGCTTTTTGAATCCTGGCTAACATGATTTGTGGCAATAGATTCACGTGTACTGGAATCACGCCCATTGGCATTGTTAAGTACTTGGCTATTGGTAATATTCTGGATTAAAGTTTCAGCTGTATTTTGATTAATACTTTGACTGATTTCTTTACCACTCTGGCCAGATTCTTTACCACCTGGGCCGGATTCTTTACCAGCTTGGGTCGTTTCTTTACCAGGCTGAATACCAGGAAAGGCAAAACCTTTACCAATATCGCGGCTTTCAGAAATACTTACACTTTCGCTTGTCCGGACGGGTGAAACAAAGCGACCCATGCCATCACGCGCCTGGATCTTATTTGAATCTTGCTTATCTTCACTTCCAGCTTGAACAATCCCGTCAACATGACTGGCAATCAGTTTATCCAAGTGGCTCAGTAAGCCCGTATTAGGCGTATCCCGTGAAACTGGAGCACTTATATTGTCTGGTGCATCAGCTGCCTTTTTTTCGTTTTCAGATGCAATAGAGGATGCAAAGCCGCCTACTATCTCATCTATTGAATCCGGAGCAATGCCAACAACATTGTCCCCGGATAAGAGTTTTTTGATCTCTCCTAGCTCGCCATTGATCCCGGCAAGCTCATCATGTAGATCTGTTAGGCTTATTGGTTTACCGACCAAAAAGCCCAACTCATCAGATTTTAACCCCTGCATGGTCTTACCTCATAAATGAATCAATTTGGGTGAAAGTGAGATTTACTTCTTGCATGCCTTGCTCTCTACGGGACAGCTGCACTTCATAGGTTGCGGCCCGATATAGGCCCCTATTCGTAAATGCCGATGTGGTATCTTCTCCATCCACAACAGCATGCAGTACCTTAATAGTGACGGCATAACTAGCAGGTACTCCAAAGGTCCCATCACTGGCCACAACAGCGGCACAATGGCGCTCAAACCATTTCTTGATCGTCCCTAGTTCATCATCCATTGTTGTAATGCGGATTTCGGTCGCTTCCGCCCCGGTAGGCGCATCAATAAACGCCCCACCGATACGCCGTTTTTCACCAGATATATTCATCGGGTTTAGGTCAATATCAGTGACAAATAGATTCAGCTTTTTTGAGAAGTCACCGGATAGATTGCTGTCTATCTGGACAATAAAGTGATTTTTACGGGCACGTTGTAAGGCGATAAATTCACGGTATCGCTTTTTCTCTGGCACACCCTCAAAACCACCGCCACCAATCCGGCTAAGCCAGGATCTAACCTGCTTGCGTAGCAGGTTATCGGCCTCATTGATTTTCTTTTCAACGTATTGCCCGGCAAACTCATTTGCTACAAAGCTGGCCAGATCCGGAGTAATACCGAACTTGGCTGCCTTGTCGAAAAGTGGACCTGCCAGGGTACTATTCATCGTCTTGTTAATTGCAGATCCGACAATGCCCTGGGCACCTTTTGTCAAAAAAGAGGTAATGCCAGACTTTTTCGCCTTCTGTTCAAAGTTATTGTAAAGACTCATTGCCTTCTCCTTTGACGTTCACAATGCCGCTATAAAGCTTGGCAATATCTTCATCAAGCAACATGGTCTTAGTCAGGAATTGGAGCATCATTTCTTCACTCGCGCCCAGGTCCTTGAATTGCTGCATAGCCTGTACCAGCATTAAGCCGCCATTCATAGCATTGGCCCGGGTCGTCTGCTTTTCATTTTCCAGGGCACTAATCGAGCCATAGAAATTCATTGAAAATGGACGGTCCTTTTCATCAAAGACAAAGCCATATTTTTTATAGGTGTGAATATCAATAATCGAGTTATAAAACTCAGCCTGGGCCGTTCTAATGACACGTGAGCTTTCACCGATTTGTGCCGATGTTCTGAAAAAGCCACCTTCACCTAAACCGCCCGCCAGCTGGTCAGCAAAGCCCAACATGGATAGATCCACGCCCAATGATCCGGACAGTAACCGGGCATGAAGCATAATGTCCTCAATTGAGACATTGGCATTGCGCTGAGTGCCTGGATTACCTGCCATCTGCATCAGCTGCTTTTCATTGAACACGGGTACAACGTGGCGTATGCGTTCCATTACGGGCCGATTGCGTTTTACAGCGTTTTCAGCAATTTGCTTAGACTTCTGCAGCATCTTTTTAATGGAATCTAAAAACTTGGCTTGCTGGCCCTTGTCCATGCCTTCTAAATTGACTGTGAGCATTTGCTCATCAATAGAATCCATCCAACGCTGCCCGACCAGGCCGAGTAAGCTTGATGTAAGGTTGTCGTATGGCGCTTCTGCAGAGTAAAGAAGTGAACCGCCCACCATGCCAGGCATTAACGGCAATTCATCCATATCGTCAATTTCAAGCGCATAGCGCATAGACTTTTCAACTACACCAACTTGAGGTATCCACTGGGTCCGTGGCATCTTCATTCTGGCCATCTGCAGCCCATCGAGGCGCTGGAAATTCTTTTGCCCGGAGCTAATGGCATAGCCGACTGTACGACTGCCACGCTCAAAAGGCTGGATCAAGGTAGGACGTACTAATTCCCCAATGTAAAGGTCCTGGACCCCGTTTTTATTTGTGTGGACCCGCGCATAAGAATCGCCAAAAGCTGCAGCAAGGTAGCTTGTTGTAAAAGCAACTTTGTTAAATAACGGGACTAGATCGGCCTTGATTTCGTCAATGTAGTAATGACGTTTATCATTTTCGGCCAGGCTGGGTTTTTTCTCTAAAAATACCAGGTCCCCGCTAGTCTCATGACCACCTAAAGCAGAAGTTACCAGGATCTTTAAAGCCGTGGAAATAATAGGATCGCTCTCCATGAGCGCCCATTTGTCATAGATAATTTGTCGTGTTCTAGCAGTCCTTGAACCACTAGCTAACAGTGAGGCAATAGTCGTCGTGCCGGACCCATATAAGCTTAGGTCGGCTTGCGTGATTTCATTGGCCATCGGCAAGTTTTCTGCATCCCATCTTTTGGCTGAAATACCAAAATTCTGGAGAAAACCCCCACGCCCTTTAGCGGAGTTAAATGATTTTTTCATTGTTCCACGATAAACGTGGCTCATGAACCAAAACGGCGATTTTTCCTGTATCCATAAACAGAAGGCCCGCTATTTAAGCGGGCCTTCTGGTATTACGAATTTAAAGCTTTTAGCTCCATTTCATCATCAATCAAGGCGACTTCCTCACCCGTATCACGATTGAGTAAAAACATTCGGGTCCCCACAAACTGAGTGGCCAGATAATCCTTTCTAAACTCATCAGCCATAACGATAGTCTGGAGGTCTGTATCACCCCGGTAGACTTCTGCTAATAGCGGGTAAACTGGCGAACCACAATCAAAGTCATGCTTGCGCAAAACTTCTTTTAAGGCTGGCCAATACACACCATAGTCCAGGTATCGAGCAGGGTCCTTTTCTAAACGTCTTTGGATTACACCTGCAGCAAAGCCCTCAAAATTAGAAAAGCCACGATTTGCCTTGAGTGAAGCAGCCGCATTAGCGGCCACCTCATCAATGTAGGCTTTATTGAATAGGTGTTCAGTAAATGCCATCGGTTTTAAACCCCACCGTAAATAACTGTAATTGAGCAAGCAGCTGTTAATTCGCTATCCCGCTGTTCAAACAATTGCCATGCACCGTATGGAATTTCCCATTGTTTAAGTGGTTTATTCCAGCATGCAGAGGCATTGCTATAACGTCTATTGTACTTTGCCCAATGATCCGGCTTAGCAAAGCTTATCTCATTCTGGACCTCATCTGAATATTCCCGGAATTTTTCACGGTATGGCAAGGTATTAAAGCCGTTTGTTTCCACGCGAACGATAGCCGTTTTCGGGATTGTGCCAGGCTCAATATCTTCCTCATGCAGAATAACCGGGATTGGCTCAAGCTCGTTTTCAGGCTCAGGATCAGAGACTTGAGCCGCCTTTTCAATCGCCAGAATTTCAGCCTGTTTCACCTGGTATTCCTGGCTCAATTCATACATACGATCCAGAATATCCATCATAGTTGATTCTTCTGGAATCATATCTGAGATAAACGGAGTAAATTCATCACAGATAACTTGTGACATAGCTGTACGGAGTTCTGCGACGGTCTGGTAATTTGCATTTTGGATAAATTTAGCCAGTCTGGTTTTAGCAGCCTCATTGCCATCAAGGTAATTTCTCAGCTCTGCAGTAATGCGGTAATACACTGGAATATCATCAAGCAACACTTTCATGTTGTTGGTAATACAGAAATCACGGATCTGTTCAACCTGGCGGCTTTGCTGCGGCTTGGTTTCGGTAATCAAGTGTTCATTTTCAGCCGATACATAGAAACGGTACTTAGTGCATCTTAAAATCACTTCTGATTGCTGTTTTGCTACAGCCTTTTTGAAGTTACTCAGATTCTCAGGGTCCCAGTTATTCACTACATACGGGTAATAATGCCCAGTCAGAAAATGCTTGCTGTACTCATAAGCTACCTCAATTGTGTTTTTACGGTACTTGAGCACATCCGGCATAGCCTCACTGAATGAGTTACCTTCTGCATCTTCAACCTTGCCTACCAGGGAATCTTCATACTCAGCCAGGGCAATACAACATTGTCTGTATAGATCAGAATCCGGATAAGCAATGCTATACGCTGGATCATCTAAAAAGTCATAGTTATATTCAGTGTTTTTAGTGGTGCCATCCACCAGGCCGATCAATCGCTTGGCCCATCCATCAGCATTAGGATGAACGCCTGTAAAGTAGTAAACGGCCTGTTTAGGGTCGTTGTTTTTCACCAGGAAACATGACTTAGAGAACATTAAACCGGATGCACTAGCAAAGCCTGTACGATCTTCACCCACAAAGTCATCAATCACGCGCTCACTAATGGCATTGTCAGTCTTAGCACGTTCTTTAAACTGCTTCACTGTTTCACGGATTAGGCCCGTTGCAGATTCCACCTCAAAAGCCCACTCATTATGAAGTTCTGAGCCTTCAACCTGGTCATTATCCTTCACTTTAAGCGCATATCTGCGGTTTTCTTCATGGTCGTAATAGCTATCGGTTAAGCTCTGATTAGAGACAGGCTTTTCAGCACGTTCACGGAACTTTTTAGTCACGACATGCTCAGCCTTGCCCTCAACAACCTCCTCCCGATAATTGATATACGCGACTGCATCAACCGCGCCAGCAATACGCTTGATCAGCCTATTAACCTGCTTCATTTCAGTTGGCAATTTGATCTTAGCTTTATCAATTGCACTGAGCTTGGTTTTAAGGTCCTTAACTTTCTTATCCGGTGAGCTGCTTTCTCTGGCTTCGGCCAGGTCTGCATTAAGATCATCCTCCTTACTGATTAAACGCTCTAATTTGCCTACGCTTGATGCAAGCTGCATCAGGGCATCATATTCACGCTTCACCCATCCGGAGAACTTGCTATTTTGGTCTAAAAAGTCTTGTTGTTGCTGAGCTGTTTCAAGCAATGCCTTTTGACGCTCTACATTTTCCTTTTCGTGGCGTACTTTTTCAGCCCGGGCAATTTCAGCTTGCATTGCTTCTAAGTCATCACCGCCCGCAAATTCAACGAGTGCCCGGATCTGCTCAGTAGACATGCCGCCTACAATCTTGATGCTTTCAACGCCCTGGCCATCCATCAATTCACCGATCCAGTCAGCTTTATTGTTTACCAGGGTACGCTTAGCAGCATCAAAGGTGCCTTGTGCATCATAGTGATATACAGTGACTTTTTCGGTCTTGTTGCCTTGACGCACACCGCGCCCGTTCCGTTGCTGCAAGCTGTCTGGTGTCCAACCAATTGTATAGTGATGGATCGCTTGAGTACCGACCTGCAGGTTGATACCGACCTCAGCTTTTTTGTTGGCAATAATGATTCGATAGTTATCATCACCATATTCATTGAAGTTGTTTTGAACTTCTAAAATATCTGCAGCATCATTGTTTCGCTGGCCAGTCACAATAGCGATTTGACTTGCTGAAATACCTAAATGCTTCACCAGCAATTTACGCATTTTGTTGTGCAAACCTAAAATGTCACAGAAGATAATCTGTTTCGCATACGGTGCCTTTTCGCCATTGGCATTCACGCCCCGGACATTGGCATTTTCACGCTTCAAATTCTCAATCATAGCCGCCATTTTTGGAGACATGACACAATCCAAAGCTAAGCCGTGTTTGTCAGCCAGATTTTCAAAAGCTTCTTGAGTTTTCCAGTCAGTAGAATCAATGTAGACATTCGCCTTATCAGCCCAAGCACGGACTTGGATTGTATAAACCGCTGTTTCTTCACCAGTTTCTTTATTCTTTTTGACCTTTAATGAATAGTCATCTGCTTCGGTATGTTGACTGGCGCGCCCCCGTTCCTCTTTAGGCTTTTTGCTATTCCAGGCAGATAGTACTTTCTCAAGTGCCTCTTTTTGGTCCTGGCCAACAACGTACTTGGTGTATTGCATATCCAGATCCGGATCGGCAATTAACATCGTCATTTTGTTGATCAAGTTAAATGGATGCGCGATAACATCATCCTTTTCACCAAATTGAGCCTTAACGTAATCATAGGCAGATGCGTTAGGATCAAACGGCAAAGCTCTGTCACGTAGCAGATCCATAGCATAACGATAGGCACCCTTATAAATACTCAGCTTGTGCTTTGAATATTCATCTAATGTCACAGAGGTTTCTTGTGTATCTTCATCAGGTACAACAATTTGAGCACCTACATCAGCTGCAGTCTTAACCGTGGCCACATCAGAGATTAAGTTGCGTAGCATTCCAGGGTTACTAAGGCCCTTAAATACGCGCTTATTGCTCATCTGGCCATCAATGGATTCCTCTTGCTCATCTTCCATGACACAAACCGCATTCATGAAATCATCAGCACCCGCCACACCCATAGCCAGGCCATTTACACGCTCATGCCCAACGGCCAGGCTCATCATTGAATAGACTTCAAGCGGGCTATTGGTAATTGGTGTAGCAGTTAGCAGCAATACGCCGTCTTTACGGTCAGACATACCACGGATAAACCAGGCTTTACACTGGGCATCAATACCACGGCCAGACATACCAGCAGTTGATAGGTACTTACCGCCTTTAAACTCGCGTACTGCACTTGAGTTTTTGTAGGCATGCGCTTCATCAATAACGATTGAATCAATGCCTAATTGCTCCAGGTATGGCGCTGCACCTGTTTTCTCAGATAAAACAGCGGTCAGGCCTTCGAGCTTGGCTTGAGTTTTTTCTTCATTCTTTTTGCTGTCATCTTCCATGAATGAAGCATCGACAGAACGGATATGATTTTCAAAATGCTCAATCGTTTCGTCTTTCAGCTTGATACGTTCAAACGCCTCAAAACTGATAAAGATCTTGTTTGGCTTGTCACTGATAATAGACATTAGATCTTCATCATAAAATTTAGAATCAGAAACTAATTGGCCCTTACTGTTTTCACGTAAACCCACAAACAGACAGTCATCAATCGTTTTATATGCCCGCATTGCTTCTTTACGCCAGTTAGACAACACCGAACCTGGCACCACAAACATAGTGCGCTTTTTCACGCCAATAGATTGCACGTATTGGACCGAGGCCAATGCTGTAAAGGTTTTACCCAGGCCAACATCAAAGCCATTAATACCGCTGAAATCACGCGACATTTGACGTACAAAGGCCCGTTGATAGGTATGTAATTTAAGCTCTGGATTCATACCTTGAACAATTAAGTCCTTCGTATCTTCAAAATGCTTAAATCGCATATTTTTAGGATCATTTGCCGTGCTTTCCAGGCGGCCAGTGATACGGGTATTCGAGCGCACGTAGTTGTTAAATTTATCGTTCGTTTTATTGATAAAACTGCGCAATTCATCTAACTGTTTTTCAGTGGTCAGGCCTTCAATTTTAATGCCCTGCAGGGATACGTTACCTGTCTTGAGGTAGCTCTCTAATCGACCGATGTACTTGTTACGACTGTTCTTATCCTTTTCGGATGAAGTCACATTAAATGAAATCGTTTTTTGACCATCTACATCAACAATACGGGCACTCTTATGTACGGCTCTGCGCAAAAACTCTGCTTTTTCTTCAATGGTCACATAAGGAGAAAAGAGGTTAAATTGCATTTCCTCAACATTCACCCGGGTAACTCGATCAAATGCCGCCTTTTTCTGAGCCATCAGTTTATTTCTGATTGCATCATTTGCTGCATTCTCAATAGCCGGATCAATCGCCTGTAAAAATTCAGCCAGGTTGCCCACATAGTAATCGTCAGCACGACATACCTTGTTGCCATCTTTAGATATGCAGTATTCCGGGTCCTTAAATGGGTCAAAATCCTGGCCAAGTGAGGCTCTGGCTTCTTCTACAGTGAACCACGGCGATTTATTCAGATAAATCACACCGTCCAGGCTGGCATCTGGTGTCATTTCAATGACAGTTTCTTGACGGATTGCACCTGTCCAGATAGAGCTAAAGCCAGTCCCTTTTTTGTAGTGCTTTTTGTATTCCAGGACAGCAAGTTTTGCGTCACCGTCTACGCCTTTCACCTTGTTTAGATCCGAGGCATAAAGCTGCATGTCATTGGATAGATCCGGGTACTTTTCATAAAAATTAGTGCCTGAATCAATACCTTCCTCATCGACAATTTGTTTTACACACATACCGATCAAAATAGGCTTAAACAGCTGCTTTCTCTGGTCCAGAGATTTACCCGCCAAAGCTACACGCATCTTGCCCATCCAGGACGGCATATCAAGATCCATGCTCATTTTTTTCATGTAGTCAGCCAGTCCATCGACTTGCTCTAACGTGATATTTGAAACAAAGGCGTTATATGGGTCCTGGGCATCAGATAGCAGGTCCATTTTTGCGTTATTTTCAGGGCTTGGATTCAATACAACCCAATTGCCATTCACAAGCTGTAAAGTCTGGCCACGCTGAGTAATCGTGTCGCCTTCGTTATATGTGATTGGTAGTGCTTCGGTCGCTTCTAGCAATTCCCAGTTGATACGCGATTTAGGCAGCTTATGTGCCAGCATTTTTTTAGCAATGGTCGCAATATCATCCTTCGTTGTCAGCTGGTCACGACCGTATAAATCACCTTCTGCAGCTTTGATAAATTCATCACCCAGGATTCGCTTTTTGCCTTCGCTGGTTTCAAAGTACTTGCCATCAACAAATGATTCCCAAAGCACCTTAGCCTCAGACAGTGTATCGGCCTCACCACCTGCATAAAGATCATTTACTTTCTCTAAAGCGGCTTTGCTGTGCTTACGGTAGAACATCACGCAAGTAATGGTATCTGCAGCTGCAGCACCGAATACCAGGTTAGGTAAACGATAGGCCCCTAAAAATTCACCCAGTAGGCTTGAATCCTGGCGTAATGCGCGCTCTTTAGCAGATTTACCCGTCATACAACGATCTGGCACCAGGAATGCAGCCAGGCCACCGCCTTTCAGCTTTTCCAGGGAACGCATGATGAAGTAATACTCTAAGCTGGCCTTTTGGTACTTAGGATCATATTTGAAGTTACGACCGCGATTGCTACCAAATGGCACGTTAGCAACAATGGCATCGTATGATTCATCCGGAGTACGGGCCGCCACGCTCTCAAAGTTGCTTACACGGACGTTATAACTGTCAGATTCATTGATAAGCTTGTTAATGGTGCCGCTGGTGCGATCAAGCTCAACCGCATCGACCGCTGCATTTAGTGGAGCAGTTGCGCCAAAAATACCAACGCCCGCGCATGGGTCCAGGACCTTACCACCACCAAAGCCGTTCTCAGTTAAAACGTCCCAAATACCGCCCGCAATTGGCTTAGGCGTATAGTATTCATAGTCTGAACCACGTTTACCCGTTTCCACATCAAGCAAGTTCCCGCCATTGCCTGTATAGCGGCCTAGAATCGCTCTCTGTTCATCTGTTAAGTCGTTAATAGACAATTGGCCATCGTTGTACTGGCGCACGATTTCGACTGCAGCAATGTTGTCTTTTTGACGCTTATTTTTCGTGTTGTTTTGCTGAAAATTATAAAAATGATCAGTCTTTTTCCGTGGATTGGTTAGCGGTACAGCCGGATCATCATTAATCTGGAGTGATACACCCCCAATATTGCTGCTCAGCTGCTTCAAACTGGCGATTAACTTGTTGCCCTGTGTGATAGTACCAATTTCAGCTAAAAGGCCTTCTACGCTGTTTTGTGGCGTTTGAAGATCATCAATAACTGATTTAAGTTTTCCTGTGAGTTCAAGCGCCTCAGTGGTCAGCTTGGGATTGCCAACCTCATCAAATAAAATGCCAAACATTTACGCATTACCCCATAAGAATTGTTTTGAAATAGCAAGCAAGGCTTCGCGGTATGCGGCAACGGCTTGTTGCACATACGAAAGAAAGGCTGCGTTTTCTGAATTGCGATTAAGAATTTCTGTCATGCGAGTGCCAATGTCCGGATCATTCATATCCGGTAGTTCGCGCTTAATGACAGACTGTAGATACTGATAATCCGGATTGGATTCATCAGCTTTAGGCTTAGGCATCAGCTGGCCCAGTAGGGTCATTGCCTCTCTATTCCAGCGTAAAACTGCAATAGTGGTTTTGGTCGTTGCCTTTTGAGCGATCAGCGTTAATGCCTTTCGCGTCAAGGCGAGTGATTGAAGGCTTTTCATCACTACTCCATACAAGTAAATCAGCTTGTATGTTGTGTGATTATTTTCTTAACTTTCCCTTGTTTTTCCTATAAAAAAGGCCCTTCATTTGAAAGGCCCTTTTTTGCTCATTTTATTATCAGAGTAGTGCTAATTCTTGACGGTCAAATTCATCCGTTACAACAATCTGCAGGTCCTCACGGTTGCCATAAGTCATAAGTTCATCCGGCTCTAAACTGGACAATTCCAGCGGGTAGCCGTGCTGCTTAAATAACTTATGTAAATTATCCTCAAAATAGCCAATCGCCTCAAAGCCAGGGCCGCATAACTCACAGTTACGTGCATCATCTGGAAAGATTGCGTAAAACTCACCGTGTGGAGTAGTGACTTTTAGCGCCGTTGTATTTATATCCATGATTTAGCCCTGTAAATAATGTTTTGAAAGGTTATCAAGTTTCTCAAAAGACATGAATCCTTCACCGATTTCGCCTTTCGTATCAGGGATACTATAACCTGCAGTTTTATGAAATTCCATTGATAACGCCAGTACCTTAATCCGGTCAAGATCCTGGGTCTGGATTGCATGAACTGCTTGATCATTCACCCCATAACCATAAGCAAAATAACGCATTCTAGGATCATCCGGGATTGACGGCTTAGCTTGTCTATAGCCCGCAAAGTCCAGGGCAAATACACCCTTCATTGCACGACCACGGAATGACTTGTATTTCACCTTGCCACTTTTCAGCAATACCAATTCTTTACCGCCTGGCAAGGTTAAGGTGCCATAAAACTTAGACTTCCATTCATCAAAGAAGGTTGTCTTGTCCACGGGTAGAAATTCGCTTTCATCTGCATTGAACGAGGTATTAAACGCCACCAGGCCAGCAAGCTTTAAAAATATTTCCTGGTACTTCTCAACCTGGAGCGAGCTTACGCCCTCCTTCACCTCAAGAACACCGTCCCGGATTCCCTGGTTAATCAGGTCAATTTCATCCTTAGACTGCATCAAGGCACCTGCAACAAATTCAATTGTTTTTGGGTCCTTTAACATGGTTTCGTATAGCACTAAGTCATCATACATGGCCTCAACACCCATAGAGAAAACTTCTGTGGACCCATGCTCATAGATTTTTGCAACATAGTGGCTATACATATCTGTCTTGTATGCAATTTCACGATGGCCAAAACCTTTATTGCCTGTCAGGTCGCGTAATTTATGGCGTTTACCACCATCAAGCGATCTGCTTTTAATGTATTCACGCGCTACCAGGCGCAAGGCATCGTCAGATTCCAAGTGATGCGCCAATTCATGCCATAAAACACGCTGGCTAAACTCATTATCGAGCATCACATAGCCTTCGGAATCATGTGTAGTCGTACCGCTGGCATACGCCCGGTCATGGTTTTTGGTGTCAATCCGGATCTTACCCAGGCGGCCATTCGTAATAACGAAAAAGTCTTTTAGATCCTGGTGAAATTTCTCAGGCGTAATGCCGTTACGCTTCATCTTATTCTGGACAGCTTTAGTGATAGTGACTTTTTCAGCAATCCACTTTTCAGCATCGGCATGGGTTACAGTCGACTTCGCTAGGATGGCATCTTTGACCACTTTAACCAGGGCAAGCTTTTGATCAGTTATTCGCTGCTTATTAGCCTTGTGATTGGCCTCCAGGTCGTCATAAAGGCTGGATTTCAGCTTTTTATAGTCCTCCCTAGATTTAGTCTCTAAAGCATCTAGTTTAGGTTGATATTCTTGTTTAATGGCCTCCCGTTCTTCCAGGCTTAGATCATCATTTGACAGCTTATCCAGAAACTCATCCCGAAAATCAATAAACGGTTTTCTGATTTCATCATATCGGCTAGTAAGAGCTTTCCAGGCGGCTTTAGCTTGCTCGTCATACGCTTGAGTAGTGCGTTTTAATTCATCATTTAAGGCCCGTGCCCGGTCAGCATCAAATAGGTCCTTAATTAATGAATTTTCAATTGTATGATTGACCAAGCCTGTGATTAGGCTGGAATTTTCAGTGATTTTGCTGGCGATCTGGTCACGGTCATAACCAACACTCAGCATGCGTGTTTTATCCTGGTTTGCAGAAACGGCCTGAACATCAAGAAAGTTCTTAATTTTAAGCAGCTTTTGAGCTTTTGCGGCTTCGTCAGTTTCAGCCTCAAAGCTCTCAATCTGATCTTTTAAAAAGCTATGTAGCGCACTGGTCGAGGTCAATAAAATCTCATGTTTCGGCAAGGACTGGCCAGCAATCAAACTGCGTAAAGTTTTTACCCGTTTACCAATAATAAGTAGATCCCTTTCCGCTGTAGTTTCTTTGGCTAAATCTTTAGCATTGCAGAGATCAAAGCAGTAACCTAGCCGATTTTTGACTGTCTTGTAATCATTACTAAACATCTTCTTTTAACTCCAATTCAGCCCATCGGTTAATCGCCTGGTGCGCAATATTTCCCGCCTTGTCATTAAATGCTTTGTCATCATTCAACCGGAGTAAATTGGTGTCCATCATTGCCCACAATGAGAATAAACCCTCCTGGTCATGTAATCCCTGGGCAATGCCTTTTAGGACCTCTAACGCTGGATGCGTTATTTCAATAATAGATCCAAGTAGAGCAGCTGCTCTTTTGGTCCATTTCATGATTTCGATTGTCTTTGTTAAATTTGATTTTTCAGCAATTAAACCCATAGCGGCCCGGCTGTTTTTGAGTGCTTCAAGTGGTGAAACACTATCAAGTACAGCAAAGCGGCTATGAGGCTTATCACCCCATAGCATCTTATCCATCTGTTACCCCTGATTTACCATGTCTTGTAGCTGTTTGAAGGCTACCTCCTGGACCGCAAGAGCTGCTGTGTGGACAGTCTGAGCAAGTTCACTTGTTTCATCATCACCCAGGCTTTCAGCCATTGCCGTTAGCTTGTCTAGTGATTCATCATCTGTGTAGTTGCCTGGATTTGCGATTACCTGTTTTAGAAATTGCATAGTTTCATCATCCCCTGTATCTGGATCTGGGTCCACGATTGGATCTGTATTCAAACTTTTTTGATAAGCTGTATATTCACCACCTAGTTTCTGCCATTCAGATTCTAATTGTCTGCCTTTTGGAGTAAGTAGCTTATAAATGGAATTTGTCTCATTTGCTATTTCTTGAATAACATCCCGATCCTTAACCTTAGCTGCTCTAAACAATGTATTAAATGCTGCAATCACCTGATCATGCTCAGACTTTAGTGCCTCTAAATCAGCCTGATAAAGCTCTCTAAACTGATCTACACTTAAATCTTTAACATCATTTAAAGTTGTTCTCATAACCCACGGTTGTTGGCTAAAAGTCTTTAGGTTTTCTGCTAATTGAATAGCATTCTGCTTATTCGCCATAGATATATCTAATGGGTCACTCCCATTAACTACAATTGGCTCTGGATTGACTACTGGATCTTGAGCTTTTTTAGGAATACCCATGTCTAGGCGGTCTGCATATTCAGCCGCGCTAAGGCCTAAAGCACTCGACATAAAGAATCCGGCATCCTGGCCTGTTTCTGAATCTTTCATTCTGAATGCCAGGCCTACCAGGTTGCCACCGCCACCGACCTGCTCAAATTCAGGCACTAGCGTATAGCCGTTTTTGCTTAATTCCTTGTAATGCTCACCACTCCATCCAAGCGCACGTAATTCATTGCGGATTGCAATAAATCGTTCCTGGAAAAAGGCATCTAAACGGTCCTGGAATAGATCAAGATCGGCATTTCTTTTGAGCAGGTCATAATTCGCTGGCTTAGTCGGATCAAAGTCATCCGGATACTTCGGCTCTGGCTTAGGCATGTTGCCTACCCATTCCTTGAATACAGCAACAATCTGGTCCAAGCTGCTTAGATCTCCAGTCGATTGATCCCCGTTTGCACCTTCTAATAAGCGGATATTGCCGTACTCATTCACCGATGCACGGCCTAAAAGCGTGTCACCTTTAGCAATCTGAGCAACGACATTGTACGAATCCTCAAAAGATGAATCATCGAATAGGCCTTTTGTAACTGTAGTCGCGTTAAATTCGCCAAAAGCGATATTTAAATCGACAGCTTTCGCGGCTTTTTTCAGTAGTTCAGCGGCATAAGCAAAGAATGGCGTTTTACCTTGATATTCACCATCTTCAATAAGGCCTGTAGTCTCATCAGTATCAGTGCTGTTTGCAAAGTCTAAAGCATCAATTCTTGCTGCCAGATCCTCAGCACTTCCTTTCGGATCTAGGTCACGAATACCATCGAGGCCGTATAGTTTGAAATCGCCATTTTCATACAACGCAACTAAGAAGCTATTGCCTCTTGATGTATGTACTGGCACCTCATCTTTTGCATCATATTCATCGACATTAAAATCAGCCTGGGCACCGTACTTGGTTTCCATCACATTAAGAAGGGCTTTCATGCGGCTAGGCATGTATCCGGACACAGCATTATCAGCTTTATCACTTACGTATTTTGCTATTTCATTGACGCTCCCCCTTGTATAGCCCTGGCTAATTTGCACATCAGCTGTAGAGATTACAAAGCGTTCTTCTTCGAGCTTAATATCAATCGGCAATTCATCACCGTAGTAAGCAATCGTCTTGGTCACACCTGTTTCAGTGCGTTTGTAGTCACGGTATGCGATCAGCTGTTTAGCAATGTCATTTGCAATTGATACATCGGCCAGCTGCCCGTCCAACATTTCGGCAATCTGTAATTCTGTTTTTGTCAGATCATCGGTGTAATTGAAGTTATTGCTTAGACTGTAGGTTAGAGCGATTACCGCGCCATCTGCCATGTGGCCCGGTGCAATACGGCGATCAAAGCTTAAAGTCATGCCCTTTTTAGACAATTGCAAATAACTGACTTGATCCCATCCCATGCTGTTAGTCAGATGATAACTGACGTTATTCATACGCTTAACAAAGAAGTCATTTAGCTGTGCTGAGTACATGCCAGCTTGTCTAGGATTGGCCAGTAAGCCCTTATAGTTTTGCGGCTTAGTTGGATCTTCCAGGAATAGCTTAACTTTCGCTGCCAGGCGTTTACCCAGTACTGTTCCGTCATCGGTATCCGTTAATTCACCTGTCTCCAGGATTTCACCATGCGGGCCGTAATTGCTGTATAGCGTATATTCTGAATAGTTCTCTACCCAGGTTAAGCTTACTGTAACCGGAGTACCGCCTAGATCCGTTTCCAGTTTCATGATTTCACTTACTACAGCATCACCTTGACCCACAAAGCCACTATCAGCCAGGACCAGGTTAGCGTTTTGAGCTGCAATCATGTTTTGGCTGGCATTTGGTCCCAGGTTAGGGATTAATTCAGCGGCCTTCTCTAAAAACTCAGCCTTATCTTTTTCGATAGCGGCTTTCAGATTGGCAAAATATGGCTGTAATTCTTCATCCATATAATCAAAATCAATATTCAAGCCGTCTTTATAAGAGCCTCTAGCCTTCAATTTGACTGTGATAATGTTGCTTACATCATCAATATTTCCATCCTGGTTAGAATAGAAACTAACATGCGCACCGTATGCTGCAGCATCCTCAATAGTTGCTGTTCTGCCACGTTTAAACTTGTTTTTGATGATATTGTCCAGGCCTTCAACCTGCCCGATTTTAAAGAGAAATTTGTACTCTTTTTCTGCGCGAACTTTAACGCTGGTGCCATTGGTACTAGAAGTAAAGTTGGTCAGTTCAGTTGAGCTATCAATAGTAAACGGCTGAATGCTCTCTACTTTGTCCTTAGCTGCTTTGGCTTTTGTGATTTGCTGTTCTAGGCCAGTTAATGTCTGCTCCAGCTGCTCTACTTCACCAGTCAGGTTTTTAATATTTTCCAGGCGCTCAGCACGTTTTTGGTTTATCCGGGCAAAAGCAGCACTGTTTTTAAAAGCCAGTTTCATGATACGTCTGCCGACTTCACGAATTGCCAGGTCACGGCCATTTTCAGGCGCGACAACAATCGTAATGTCTTTTTTATTGAGCATCCATTTCCATGAAATCATTTCATCACTAGGCCCTAATTTGTTAGGCGTAGAATCTGGATTATGGAAAATAACTGAGGCTGTTTGACCGTCTGTTAATTCAAATACTGCAGCAACATGGACGCTGCCATTTTGCTTGAACGGCTCAGAGACTTGGACCGATACGGTAGAGATACCATCCACGGCTTTATCCATGACTAGGCGCAATTGGTTTACTTTACGATCCAGGCGAGAATAAGGCGTTACCAGGGCATCAAATACAGCAATAGGCCCTTCTGAATCATCAATAATTTCAGCAAGTGTAAGGCTATCAAAAATCAGCCCTTCCTTATCATTTGAACGTACTCTGTAGAGCACTTGATCAATACTTTGACCAATTGGGTTATTGGCATTATCCCAATTAAATTGTCCAGTCATAACGACCTCTTAACATTGTTAATTTACAAGGCTTTCGCCTTACTTCCTCAACAATCTTAGAGACAAAAAAACGGGCTAAATTGCCCGTTTTCCCGAATATCGTTTATGCCGCTGCTTGATAGTGCATTCTATTCTGCAGCTCAGCCATCGTTACCTTTTCAATACTGCCCAGGCCATCCCAACCCGGCTTGTAATTTGAAAGATAAATGTCTCTGGCATCATCTTCACTTTCCGCACCGATCACCACCTTGTGCTCGTCAAATGAGCCGTCACGGTCCACCTGGCTAATGATGTAAGCATGGTCTGGCTCATGGTCCAGATTGTTTTTCACAAATACATCAAGCTCATCACCATCTGCACCCATTGAGCCATCAAAATAGCCATAGTGATGCTTCATTTTGATTTCCCATTTCTGGCCATCTTCACCCATGCCTTGACGGACTGAATCAGCCGGGTTTTCAATGGAAATATTCATGCCAGCGATTACCATATTGCCCTTGTAGTAGTTACCTGCCACAAGATCCCCCATTTCTGGATCTGGTAAACGGCTATACGGTGATGTAGCCGCTGTATGGGCTTGCTGGTCAAACAAGGTAAATGAATCATTTGCCGAATCCAGAGTTGCAGATTTCGGCAAGCTTGCCAGAAGATCGGCAAGTTCTTGTTGTGCAGCTGCTACCGCATCCTTGAGCGCATCACGCTTTTCAGTCAGCAATTTTTCCTTGTTTGGTACTGAGGTTTTAATGCTGTTAGGCAATTTAACCTTCGCTTTGGCCAGCTTTGCCTGGAATGCAGAGCGCCCGGTTTCCATAGCCTTAACCAGCTCACCGATAGCCGCCACATGATCATCCTGGTTAGCCATAGGCTTAACTTTGCCGTTTAACAATGCCTGGTAAATATCACCAGATTGCTTGATACGGAAAATGATCACCTGGGAATCAGCAAACGTGAGGCTTAATTCACGATAACTGATACCCGAGGTACGTTTGACGTTAGGCGATACATCGACTTGCACAATCTCAGCGCCCGCCTTTTTGAAATAGCTTGAGACTGCTTTTGTGGCCTTGTCTTTATTGCTTATTTCATTGAAATTGAAAACTACATTCTTGCTCATATTAAAAACCATTATTTCGGAGGTGAAACGTCTTTGCCATCGCCCTTTTCTGTATGTGTATGCTTCATAAGACTGATACCACCTGCTACCACATCACCCGATGAACCAACGCTACCCTCAATAGACATATTGCCAGTACCCGTAAATGCCCCTTGAGTTGAAATTGCAGCCGCAACAAGCGCAATCGTACTTGGGTCAATTTTTATGGTACTGCCGCCCACTATTAAGTTAATTGTTGAATCCGCTACTAGCTCGATATTGGCATGGTGCCAACGTCTAGTACCGCTAGAATTTCCTGTTTTCGGGTTTCTCCAACCTGTGATTAAGGCCCGTCTGGTATCGCCTTGAATGAACTCACACCAGACTTTATCACCAGGCAAAATCTCAATTTCTGTCACATGGCCATTTGCAGATTTATCACCAATCGGATACTCGATTTCGGCATCGACTTGATCACCTACTGGAGTTTGAATAACGCATTCCCGGGTAGCTGAGTTATAACTCAAGACAATGGCCGGGAATTTGCCAAACATTAAGCCGTTATTACCTGCTTTCTGGCTCATAGGTGTAACTCCCCTAACCATAGCTTTGTATATTGTCTAGGTGGATCGCCATCAATGCCCGCTGTAAATACGTGAGCTGCAGTAATCACAACCAGGTTTTCGTCTGCACTGACCTGGATAAGATCACCTGCAGCAATATTGTCGTTATAGGCAATTCTGGAGATCTGTTTGAGCACCAGGCACGTGCTCATATTTTTAAGTGTGAGCTGGTCCTTGTTGGCCACAAAGCGCGCTGTTCTGGCCTTTGCCTTGTTGCCATAAATGAAGTTGCCGTTATCATCCACACTGTAAAAAGTTGGGATTTCATGACGTTCTAAAAAGCCACTTTCTACGGTTTCACCCGCTGCAATCGGTATGTCTGTAATCACTTCCTGGTTGAATAGCTCAATCACGCGCATAAACGCCAGCTTTCCATCCCTCCAGCGCATCACACCTGCGCTCTCCTGGAGAATGACAGCGATTTGATAGGACGGCGGCTCACCTGCCATACAATTGAATAGAGGGACAGTGAAATCACCCTCCATTGCATCAGCTCGACAACCAATAGAACGGTATATGTCAGCCAGGGTCGTATTCTTTTTATAGATAGATTTTTCTTTGACAAAACAAGCATTCACCAAAGAACTAAGCACAGCTGTAATGCGTACATACTGCGCCACGTTCCCGCCCTGGACCCGACCTGAACTGACTGGCTCACTTTTTAAAATAGTGAACTCATCATCGTTAGCGGTATAAACCTTACTGCCCTGCATGAAAAACTGTAATGCTTCATCTTCTACGCGGATCTCTGCCTCAAGAGTGACTGGGATCGGTACTAGATCGTTTCTCAATACAAAACTTTTCAGATATTCGCCATCAATGAGCTGAGGTCCACCATCATCATAAAAAAGATTCATAATCAGCCTTAATAGATCGGATAGTTAAAGCCATAAGGGAAATACTGGTGTGCTGAATCCGGATTAGCGGCCTCATCCCCACCAATGGTAAAAGCTGCACTTGATGATGCTTTTTGAGGAAATTCCCGTTCTAAAGCGGCAATTTCGGCATTTACTTCTGAGCTGTTACGCCCATAGCCATTAACGCCCTGCATGCCCGTTGCTTCGGTCTGTAATGCCGTTTCACGCTCGATATAGAGCAGAAATAACGGTTTAATCACAGCCCATTCAGCAATCGTCAGGACGGCATCTTTGGTTATGTCGCGCAATGATGTGTTAGGGCATGAATCTAAATCAGAATAACCACAATAGAAGCTCACAGCTGCCAGAGCCAGAGCCTCTACCTGGGATTCATCCAATAACACCGCTACACTTCGTTCCTCTGAAAGAAACTGATTAACAATGTCCTGGATCTTCATAGATTAGCGATAATCCTTAGAGTTACCGTCTGTCATTTCACCGTAGTAGTGGTAGAACATGGTCCCTGCAAAGGTTAAAGGCTGTGATCGGTTTTCCCAGTCACGATCTGTAGGATCAAGTTGAATGAAACAGTCCTCAATACGCTTAACACGGAGGTATTTCTTTGGTGTGCCTTCATAGATTTTGGCATTGAAATAGCCACCATCTTTGATAATGTCGACTAGCATCTGGTCAATGTCACCAGCTGCAGTTTCCAGGAAAGAAATAGCGCCTTGTTGTGCGGTTTTGATTTGTTGAGCCTCCCACACAGTGCTACCTAAAGGTGTTGGGATTTCAATCTCACCACCTGGTGTAAGCAATGGCCACGGGCATTGTTTGGTTAAAAGATACATCCCCTCATAGCCTTCGATTTCAATCGTAAAGTCTGAGTTAATGGCCTTGCGACCTAGAGCGCGAGTTGCATCGCTAAAGCCCTTTAGGTACTTCGCTGTAGATACTGTCATTTTGACAATCCTCAATTAAAAAAAACGGCAATAATGCTTTGCACATCATTACCGTCTTTTAACTAGGTCCATGCTCTAGTTTTCCACATTTGCACTCTGAGCTTTTAAGTGCTCAGTCTGGCAATCCACAATGAGATCCACCAGCAAAGCACATTGCCTTCGTTCATGTCGGACCTGCACATAAGCTTGCAGTAAATCACCATTGGATTTAAACACTGGCTCTGTCTGGTCGCATGCTGAGATAATCGGGCAAGTGATGTACTCAGTTTTGGTTACGACCACCGTTTCCGGCTGTTTCTGGATCAGTGAGCAGCCCGATAACACTGATAGGCAAAAGAGTATTGCTCCAGCTATAAAATTCTTTATCTTCACGTTCTAAAATCCTGATTGCTTCTTTTTGCGTTAAAAGTTCTTTGTTCAAACTGGCCGTTTTCGCCTGGTATTCCTGGAGCAGTTGCCTTTCGCGCTGCAGCTGGCCAGCTAACTCGGTATTTGAGTTTTGGGCCGTCTGCAGGTTTATACGCAAGTCTTTGGAAACACCTTGTTCAACTTCGAGGCTGCGCTCAGCACGGATTGCTTTGTTTTCATTCCGTTGACCCCAACCCCAAAGACAAATAGCAGTAATAGCCAGCACCACAATAGCGGCACATAGTGAGCCTATTAATGCTCGAATCATGGCATTACCACGCGATTAGCGAACCAGCCAAAAATAAAGGCTTCTTGACTTGGTTTCTTCTCTGCCAGGTCGATATAACGGGCACCTTGCAAGCTATTCAGCATGCGCAAAATAACAAGTTCACCTGTACGACCGCGCTTGTTCAAAGTGATTTCCAGGGCCTCTAAAGTTTTCGGACCATATACGCCGTCTACTTTTAGATCCTTAAATACTTTTTGCTCCAGATTCAGCAAGTTTAGAACGCGCTGTAATAGCGGTTTAGTAAATGACACACCACAGTTCACGCCAGTATCAAACAATTCCTCAGCAATAGACTGGCTAATCTGTGCAACACTGTTAAAACGTGGTCCAGTCCAATAGGTTTTTAAGTAAATGGCCTTCGCTGTTTCAATGGGTAGATCCTTCATCGGACCCTTATAACCATGCTCTCTAGCCGTGGCTACAGTGATACCGTATTTGGTTTCCCCGCCCCGATCTTTAGCGTTATTGACATAGCCGCCTTCGATTTTGATTAATTCATCAATCGTTTTTTCAACATTCATTTTAATATCCTGATTTATCTGAAACTTTACGGAATAATTCAGCAACATTCCCTTGCGCGATCATGACTAGCACCGTAAGAATGACAGTTAGAATCAGCTCAGAAAGTGTGACAAGCTGGCCATTGACCAGGATGGATACAGCACTCCCTAAGAAGTAGCCGACAAAGCCCACAGCTAAAATTGAGTAGATCGGTTTGATCCGGTGATGGGTCGATGTGAACGTCAGCACACGTAATGCTATGCAGACTTTCAGAATTGCGGTAAATAAAGGGATAAGTTCAATCACTTCTTATTCCTCCTTGTTGTCCTTGCCTTTCTTTGCGGCTATACGTTTCTCGATATGGCTATCAATAGCGCCAGCTAAATCAAATCTATACGCCCAGTCAGACAATTTTTTAAGGAAAGGAACACTTACTACAGCGAGTAAGCAGCTAACAACCGCAATGCTTTTTAGTTCAAAGCCGAAAAACTTAGAGATAAAAATATTGATAAGGACCTGGGCATCAGGCGCAAAGAAGTACCCGCATAAGCTTGATAGGAATAACCCCACAATCTTTAAGTACCAAACTACGTCCTTCGTATGGATAGCAACTACAGCTGCGCCCAATACGGCCCCAATTAACGCATCACCGTTGACGAACGGTAGAAGTGAGGCTAACCCCACTCCAGCCGCTACAGTCGCACCAGATGCACTTGCTGGCTCTGTCATAACAACACCTAATAACTTGCTGTTCTATCCACCAGACTTGGCCAGATTAGAAACAGCTTTAACAATCACTCCACAAGCTCGGATCACACCGTTTAGGCGATCTCCTAAAGCAGCTTGCAACTTTTGCTCAGATTCTTTGACCTTGACCCAATCTTTAAATGCCTTGCCTTCAATAAATTGCTCGGCCTGGGTTTGGGTCGCGTCAAAAGCCTCTTTAAGACTTGTGTGTGAATATAGGCTTAGGTTATGTGCCAGATAGTTGAGATTTTCCACAAAGCTGTTTCGATAAGACGGTGATGGCGGTATGAGCTGGAAATCGAGCATACGGCAAGTTTGCACCCCCCTCTCTTGGCAATGCCGCAATACCTACGTCAGTAATAGCAATGTTGAATAAATGGCTAAAATGCTGGTGTGCCTGGGTCAATAAACCCATGAGGTGTAAAAAGCTGGATTCAGGCATTTGAGATAGGATCACCATGCGCTCAAGTACCTGGTTATCATAGTCAGGACTGGTATAGTCCAGGGCATTACCATTCGGGACCAGCTGGCAAGCCATGCAGCCTAAATACCAGTGTGTACGCTTTTCAATGCCTTCAATTTCACCCTCTAGCCGTTCAATGGTTTCAGCCATAACGCCCAGTAATGGAATAGCGGTCCATTGATCTTCTGAATATTCCCCCAGATCCAGGCTATCGGAGTGATAGCCCTTTTCACCCATTAAATAATCAGAGTAGTGAGCATCACCGATTGCAAAGTCTGGATCTTCATCTTGTGTGGCTGCTAGATAGTGGCCAATACAAAACATACGCTCTTGAACGGTCCACAGTAGCGGATTCTCTAGCCCGTCCACATGCTCAATCACTGAATTGATTAAGAGCGTATTTTGTTGCTCAGTGAAGTGCTCAGACATATTCGCCAGCTTAATAGCGTTAAGCATGGAGATTTCTTTCATTTCAGCAATAAATCGAGCTGTTCTTAAAACCGGGATATTTAACATTAAAAACCTTTAGTGCTGTACTTCATCCAATCGTTACCATCAATTGCCGTTAAGGTTGAGAACGTCACTGGGATCAACATATTGGTAAAGTTACCGTTTACGTCAATCGGGCTACCTAAAGGCACGTTAATGTTCTCAATAACCAGTGGTGAATAGGTCCGACCCTTATAGGTAATCGCAACTAATGGAGGCGCTTCGGATGGCATGATTGTCTCAATTAATGTCTTTCCGTTCCCCTGGGCAAAATTGACTGCGTTACTCAGCAAAGTACCTTCTGGCGCAAGGAAATAAGGCAAAGACCACCGCATTAAAGTATCAAGCGGATTTTCAACCTCTTTAACGGGATTTTCCCAAGCGCGTAATATCAAATTGCCTTGAATCTTAATAGGCGGCATACCAGAAAAGACCTGGGTAGAGTTCAATTTAGTGATACCCGTTCTACCCCTGGCTTCATCAACCGTGTTTTGCAGTACTTCTTTAGTTTTACCGCCAATACTGTCAATTAATGGCTGAAAGGCCCCGGACTGCAGCATTGACATAAGTGCTGGCGCTTTACTTTCGGCCCCGGCCCCCTCAAAAGGACTTTGCCAATTCAAGCCCACATCCAGGTTTATATCCTCAGAAAATGCCGCCTGGACAATAGCCGTGCCTGGGATGATGTTCCCTAAATGATCCACTTCATAAATTGTGGCAATTAAATTTGGGTTTAGGTTTTCCCAGGGATCGGGACCAGATAAAGCCTGGCCAGCTTTAGAAATTAAGGTATTAATCCCCAGTGTGGCCAAGCCCCGGGCACCGCCTACGCTGTTTAATTTATCGGTAATAAACTTTGCGCCGGCCGCCTTTGCTGAGCTGGCCGCTGCAGTTGCTTTTTCAAATAAAGACAAGTTATTTCTCCTAAAAAAAAAGGCGAAATTAATCGCCTTTTTTTTATGTTCTGCAGATTAGATGCTCATGCTTTTACGTGCTTTGAAGCTACGTAAACGCCCGGCACGTGCTTTAGCAGAATGCGATTTAGCTTGCATCTTGCGAATAGCAACTTTCTGTTTAGCAGATAAGCGAACTGTCCCGGCAATACGCTTATTCACACGCACTTTCTTACCGTCACGTACAACGATACGTTTTGCATAAGTAGCATCGAATACAGCGCCTTGCTCATCATCACCAAAGGCAAACGTAGAGATCATTTGATCCGCTGCGTCCTCACCTTCGGGTAGAGTAGTTGCTACCAGGTCAATCACGTTATTAGCTACCGTGTCGTCCCAGTCATTCAACAAAGCAGAAATATCGCTTTCATCCACACCCATGCTTTCCAGGTAATCCCAGGCAGCATTTAAAGCGGCTTCAACAATTTCTTGCTCGTCATCGTCAAGCTCACCATCTTTGTTAGCATCAGCGATACCAACAAATAGGCTCATAAGGCGATCAGCCATTGTTTCACCAGCATCCAGGTCGCTTGTTTCTACCCATTGGTGAATCGCGGCTACTGCTTGTTGAGCAATAGCAGACAATTCATAGCCTTCTGCAGAATCAAAGGTCGCTTTTTCTGGAGCATTAGCAGCACTATCAAGTACTGGCTGTTCTACCTGCTTACCAGGCTGAACAACAGTCTTTGGACCGTATGCTGCGTTACGTAACATATCAATTAAAGTCACTTTCAATTCCCCAATTACTTAGACAGTGTTTGAGTAGCAAAGATCTGGCGCGCTGTGCCGTCATAGTGCACCCAGTAATTAACGTCCATCTGGTCGAAAGGATTTGCAGCGTTTGGCTTAACTTCAAATTTGAAGGCACCACCAGACATAGTTGCGTCCTCAGATGGAACGATCCATTCAGCCGCTTGAGCACCTTCAAAGTACTTTTGTAGCCAGTCATTCATGCGCTTAACGGCAGTCGCCATAGGTAGCTGCAGGAAAGTTTTTGCTGTGCCTGTTACTGCGTCATCTACCGTGGTAGACATTTCAGCTACAGAGATCAGTTTGCGTAAGCTGTTTTTAACTGGTGCACAAGTCAATGAATCAACGAAAACGTACAAGCCGCCTGTCTCATAAGATTCATAAACAACCGGGTTAATTTTTGCAGCTGCAAGCTGTGACATTTCCGCATTGCTAGGCGAATACGTTTGTACGATACCTGAGCGCGTGATAGGGAACATGCGACCTGCGACTGGGTAGTTTTTAGGTGCAAAGCCTTTAGAGTTTTTGGCAGCGTTACGACCACAAGCCAGGCCGATATTCAGGCCAGATGTACCGATATAGCTTTTACCATTTACGCCAGAAGGGTCATTGGTTTTGAGTGGTGTCCAGTACGCATGAATCAAGTGTGATGCTTTGGCACCATACGGATTGATTGATTCAATAAATGCAATGGCTTGCTCTGGTGTCAATGTACCGTCCACATCAAAACGCATTTGACGGTTTGTATTGTATGCCAATGTCATCAGCTGAGATAAAAGACCTGCAGCTTTAGTACCACCTGCAGCAATGTAGCGATACTCCAGCTGAGTGCGCTCCAGCTGCTCACGTGCTTGAACGTAAGTTTCAGTTGTGTAGTTACCTACAACACCTTCGTTAAAGTAGCTCAGTACGCCAGAATTTGCCCAGGCTGCTTCGCCGTTTTCATCAAAGCCATAAGCTACTGAGGTCGTACCGATAATGATACCTTCACCTACTTTCACTTCGACATTATCAGTCATGTTTTCAATTACATCAGGAAGGTATGCTGAGTTACCGTAATCATCTGTAGCACCCAAAGTTAATGAGCCTGTAAACTCGTATAACTTCACACCTTTTGCATCGGTCATTACCAGAGTGACGTAATCATTTGCCGCTAAAGCACCATCTTTACGGTTTTCATCAGCATGTACAGACAGACGTACACCATCGTTAAAGCATTCAAGATGCTTAACCGCAATATCGTAGTCTGTAGGCACGGTTTCTGATACAGAGAAGGCCACCTTGCCCTCAGCCTGGTCAAAATTGATCACCATCCAGTTATTTTTAGCATCTGGACCAACCATACGAGAAACAACAGCACTAGCAGCACCGTTATTCAGGGCTTCAAATACTTGTACCCAGGCTTCATTTAAAGCATTTGCTCGTAATGTTTCACCGTAGCCTAAACGCTTATAGAAGTTTGAACCATCTACACTAAAAGCCTTGTCAATACGGCCACGTGTAGCGCGCATTGGAATCGCAAAGCTTTGATCAGCTGTTCCAGCTGTAGCCATTTCTGAGTTATCAACTAAAGGGTTAAGCTGTACGCCAGCTTGCGCCCCTAAAGTTCTTACGAAAGAAGTTGTCATGTTTCACTTACTCATTAGTTGTGTTTTTTGCGGCTTCGTATGCAGTCATACCGCCCGCTGTTAAAGTTCCGTTTTCACGCAATTGGCCTTTCTTCACTTCAAACTGAATATCACCTACAGCAACAAGCAAAATGCCGCGTGGTTGTTCTTCAATTAACGTGGCTTTGACTTCATCAGGATCTTGAGCAGCTGTGTTCTCCCCCAGGCCCAATACATCAGTCTTTTCGATGTTGTCTTGATCTTCTGGAGCAGGGTTTTCAGGCTCATTCGGGACCTCTAAATAGCTAGGCACATGAATCGTTGCCAGTTTTGGGAATCGGTTAAGTCTTGCAATCTGTGCCAGGCTCGATACAACGCGCTTTAACATGCCAATATCAGCAAAATGCGCATCTACAGAACCCAATTCAGAAATATCTAGGCCCTTCAATTCAGGCAGAACAAGTCGAGTTACAGCATGGTTTTCGACCGTTAAAGTGCAGGGAAATTCCTCTGCAGCAAAAACATACTCAACCGTTGCACTTGCATCCGTTCTGCTTGAAATTGAAGCACCAATGTCAATTTTTTTAGTCATTGGTGCACCCAATTAGAAAAGGTTAGTTACTGTGATTAGAGCTGCACCCTGAGCAGAATGCTTGTGAGGGTTTACCGCTGTGAAGTTACGAGCGTAGTAAGCCGCACCAGTTTTCAGGTCAGAGTTCATTGCTAGAGGTAGAACGGTAGGCGCTACAGCATCACCCAGGATGAAGGCGTTACGAGTTACGTCAGTTGCTTGACCTACACATAGGATTTCTGCGCTTTCTTGTTCTTCATGAACACCGCGAGGTGTGTAGTAAACATCATATTTGCCGAACAATTTACCAACACGGTAGATACCAGCACGTGCAGTAATGCCGCTTGATTGCCAAATATCGTTAGGAAGGCCTTGCATTTGAGCTGCAACTTTTTCACCTACGTAAAGATGAGTTACACCGTGATTCATGGTTAAAAGAGCCATTTTTTGAGAAACAGCGCCTAAAACACCTGAGAAGTCACGCCAAATGTCAGAACGTACTTTGAACTCACCTGCATTGGTCCAGTTGAAGTCGAAAGTTTCACGGTTGCAGACAGCTACACGGCGCGCTTTACGGAGTACATCGTAATGACGTTCGTTAGCAAATTGAGCTTGAATAGCAATGATGCCCTCAGAGTGAGAATCAAGGCCTAATTCATTCGCCATCTGAGTACGTGAATCAATTGATTGACGAGTTACAGCTCTCCAAGAGTTAGCGAAAAGATCAAAAGTCTCTACACCAGTGATGATAGTAGGCGTTAGATCTTCTTGACGTTCATAGTCAATAAAGCCTTCTGCTAGTACTTCAACAGTTGTTGGTAGAGCTGGAGTAGCAACGATAGAAATTTCACCGTTATCAGTGTTTACGCTACCGCTAATTGCGTGAAGTGTAGAACCGATAGTGACAGTACCCGAGATCGGTGAATTAGCTGAACGAGAAGATGAAACTTCTTGAGCTACTTTCAAGCCATTCACATAGATAATGGTTGAACCACGGACCAATTTAACCGCTGTACCTTGTGGATCACACGTATCAGGCGTAGCTTGAATCGCTGTAATTTTACCAGTCAGGGCACCATTTTCACCGTGTGTTAAAACGTGGTCACGTGCAGAACTGATAAAACGCTCACCAGAATGAGCACCATCTAAAAGGCCGCCTTCTGGATAAGAACCAGCTTTAGAGCCAGTGGTATGCTCAAGGATCGCTAATTTAGCCTGGTTAGACTTAATATCAGCTGGCAAGTAGTGAACAAACGGGATTGCTTCTGTAGTGGTCGCAAGGATCGCTACAAGTGCACGGTTTGACTGATAAGCTTGTGCAGATTCTAAGCTTGAACCTGTAGCATCCAGGGCAATACGTTGGCCTTCTGGCGTAGTAGAGTAAGCTGAGTGTAAAGCTTGTTCTAAAACGTCAGCTGGCATAGCTTGACCGTGTTCACGTTCATAAGCATTCGCACCATCGTAAATGGCACGTACAATGTCATTTGCTTCTGCATCACTTACTGAATCAAGTACACCTTGTAAAGCTTCTGGTACTTGTACTTCATTGCGGCTTAAAGCCTCATTTACGAAGCTAGTAGCACCAGCACTGTCAAAAGTGCCGTTGGTTTGAACATTGTCTTTTAAAGCGTTAAGGAAGCTATCTACTTTGATAGTCGATTGCTTGTTATATTGACGAGCAGGCATTTTTCTAAAAACTCCAATAGGATGCCGAGAAAATTCGGATTTACCCATTGTTGCCTTTCAGAAAATGCCCAATCGTGCGATTTTCCCATTTTGAACTATGGCTGCATCATTATGTGTGGAGCCAGGTCATCCCTGCGATTACATACATAACGTGGCACATAAGGCGGCACATTTACGGTTGTTTCTACGCCTATAATTTCATAGGCAATACGTGGTGCATCTTGATCCTGAATATCGCCCAGGACCACATAAAACACATCATTCTTTTTCGGCTGAAAACCGCCTTCAAAATCCTCAAGCTCTGGCTCAATTAGAAATCTGAACTCATCCCCATTGCCGTTGTTGGTATCCATACGATCCATCATGATAGCTGGCTGAAATTGATCCGCTACCAAAGCGTACCCGGTGCCAATCATGGACCAGCTCACTTCAACTTCATCATCGACAGACATAACCATCATCCCGCCTATTGTTGGTCGCTCCCCTACTACTGGCTCCAGGCGGTTTATGTCCCTGCGGTAAAACTCACAGTTGAACGTGTTTGGGTGCCGGATCACAACATTGCGATTAATCGCATTTAATCCCTTTGGGATATTAGTCAACATACATAAAACCTTCTAAAAATGAATAAATGCGGGCCAGGATGAATAAAAACCCCATAAATATGAATAACACCCGCTAAATATGAATAATTCTAATTAGAATCTAATTAGAACTAATCCACCTATTTCTTTAATCCGGACAGCATGGCAATGGCCTGTTCACGGCTAATTCCTAAGCCCTGGATTGTCTGCAGTAGGATTGTTTCAGTCGTTTTGTTCTGCTCCATTTTCCCCAGCTGGCCAAGCTTGCGACTACCGCCCGCTTTGATCTTGGGTTTTGGCATAGTGGCACGTGCTGCAGCTGCAGATTTACGCAATGCCAGGCGTGAACGGTGCAGGTCCCTTTCCTCTCTGGAATCCAGTTTCGTAGTAGAACGGCCAGCCTGTTTCTCAATATGCTTGTCAGCCTCTTTTTGACTGGTTTGCAAGCGTACCTTGCCGTTCTTTTTACGGGCCTGTTCAATGGCATTGGCCAGGAATTTAAGCACGTATGCACCGCCTTCAACCTCAGCCATCACCCGGAGCACATGCTTACATGCAATGCCGACTAAATTCGGGTTTTTCTCTTTTGGGTAGCCTGTTTCGGACCTACCAGCGTTATAGTTGCCAATCGTGGCCACATAACGTAAAAAATAGGTATGACGGCCACAATCACAGTCAAATCTAATCTTTTCTTTGGCCATAATCCGGGCCGCCTTGAGTGGTGCATGGGCACCAGATGCTACAGCCGTTTGAAAGCCTGTAAATTCGACCTGAACATAGTGCCTTGATGCGCCGTTGCGCTTAGAAGCATCCGTATTGAAATTAACAAACAGATTGCCCCTCTGGTTTTGATTTGCATGACTAGGCATAGCCCATAAAATTTCTTTCCTGGCACGTTGTCGGTCCACGGAAAGGGATTGATCAATTACCTGTCTGGCCGTAATACCACCGACAAAACTTTTCCCCGCTATGGCCGCATTACGCCTAAAGGCTGCTAGATCCTCAGCGGTCATAATTCGCTTAACACCGCCCAGGGTCGTCACCAGCATGCGGTTAGCGTCATACTCCCCTCTTACCTCACTTGGGTTTAGGATATTTGGAGCACTATCACGTTTATCCTGGCTGGCTTTTGCCCTGGCTTTGGCCGCACCTATCGAACCCGCAATTTTACGGTCACTTGCATCAACCATTAATTTTTACTCCAGCGCGGTTTTCCGTCCCTGCGGTTGCCGTGGATAGATTCAAAACCTGCCTCACGCTTCAACTTATTCAGCTGCATCAGGTTGGGTAAAATCAATGTGCCCTGCTTAAAGCCATCATCAAAGCTATCAATGCCAGCACATGCCATCACTGTTAAAAATTCATCTGAGGTCCCGTACACTCTGCGACTAATCAGGGTCGCATCGACATATTCATCCGGCTTAATTTCATAAGTCATGATGTTGTCCCAGGGCTTTGCAGTTTTGACGTAATTGGCCACTTTCTTAAAAAATACCCGGGCCGCCTGAGTGTTTTGATCTAAATAATTGCTCATACCGTAAACCAATTCTCATCTGTCAATTCGTCAAGCTCATCGAACATATCTAAGGAGGCGTGAATTGTGCTTACACTTTCCACGTATGCGCACATGGCTAAGGTCCCGATCTGGACATTGCTAATATCTGGAGCGATACGGTAATCCATGCCTGAATTTGATACGCCATTCAGCTCAATACTACTCACTGGGTCAGCGTTACCAGCTTTAGAACTGAATCGAAGTAATGAGGTTTGATGATCTGCAGCCAGGCCGTTTTTCAGTCGGTAATAACTGGTAATTGCACTAAGCAATTTGCTTTCATCTAGGAAAAAATCATGTTCTGTTTTGAGCTGGTTTGTAATGAACACACAATCATCTTTAGGGTCCATTTTTTTAGAAGCCACGGTTGCAATGACTAACACCTCAGTATCGGTGTCATACATACCAAAAAGACTTGCTGGCCGACCTAAATAGCCTTGAATATTGGCCTGTAATTTCTGTTTCAATTGAGCACTCCCATAGAGCCTATGTAGGTATTCTATGGACCTGCTTTGTTTTGATTCGCTTGCTTTTCCTATAGTGCTTATTGCACTTATACGCCAGTGCACCGATGCACTTATGCACCAGGGCACTTATACGCCACAGTACCCATACACCAGGATAACCATGCACCATTGCACCTATACACTTTTGCACTTATGCGCCCAGGCGTAAAAATGCACACCAATAGCCCTTAATTCATACACTTTTAAATTTATGCACTTATACGCCTGTGCACTTATGCACCAATGCACCAATACGGCGAACAAAAAGCCCTAAAAGCTTTGCATTACAAGGTTTTGAGGGTTTAGAATATTGTCAATCATCAAACAAATAAGGCTTACCAGGTATGTACTTTAAAAGCAGATTACAACCAGAATTAGGCAAAAATAACTTATTCGGGACAGCCGATTTTGATTACTTCTTATCTGATAATGGCTTTATGGTTATTGAAGATCTGGACCAAGGCAAAGCAAGTGTCACCAATGACATGCACAATGTTTTAGCTTCACTGGTGCACCAGGGATATAACCTGGCTGAATTGAAAGTCATTTATAAAGACAGTGCTGGTATTTATGATGCAGTACTTATCGAGCCGGATAACTCTATGACGGGAATCGCCTCATTAAATGCCGCAACACTTAACGAGGCCTTTAGACGTTATATTGAGCGCATTGAATGCCAGGCACTCAAACAGCATCATTCACTTAATCCATGTTAATCACGGTCCCATTTTCATCAATCTGAGCATCACGGTTATTTCTAATCGTGGTGTCATCCTTCTGAGTAATGGTATTCACCACCGGGTAGCCGCTTGGATCATCAGGGCCAGATCCTTTACCATCGTTAGGCTCATCTTCACCAGGCGCATCATACAATGGCACCGTACAATGCAAAGTAAAATCCACGGCCAGAATTGTGATGTTATTGCTGCCAGTATCCACACTTAAAGCCGGGCTATCCGGAGTATCAATTTGACACGGGAAAAGCACATCGTTTTTAGCAAACGTGTACTTAGCATCAAAGCCTCTGCGAGTAGGCGAATCCACATATAACAGCAATTGAGCTGCAATACTTTTAGCCGTGGCTTCATCACTGGCAAAAATAGCTATCTGAGCACGTAAATCACCCGCAATAGTTTTAATTTCAAAGTAACGCTCTTTTTCATCAGTCGGTAGCATGATTTCAACCGGATCAGAAATTTGATAGTTAAAATCTCTGCCAGTAGGCGTGTAATCCTTTGCCATAGCCACAATGACAACGGGTAGCTTTGCCGGGGTCGTTGGCTTGCCCGTGGTATCGTTTTTTTGCCAGGTCGCAAGCATGTCATTTGCCTGGTCCACCATTCGACTAGGCGCAAACGCAAAGCAGTAACCAAAGCCACGCTTTTTAAATTCCTTCAAGGCTGGTGTAGTCGGCACCAGGTCAGAGTAAAAGCCCTGCAGGTATTCACCCAGGGCTATTTTTACTGGCTCAAACATTACGTACCACCCTAGACCGGAGTAAGTTGTATTCCTGGTCCCGTTTTTTCTGTGCTGCAGTATCAGGCACTTTTAATTGCGGTAGAAGGCTAGTTGAATCAAAAGCCAGTTTATCGCGTGTCATACGCGCCATTGCTTCACCCGTAGATATAGGGACCTCTGGCGCTTTTGAAGCTGCGCTGTACTGAGCCAGGAGATCTAGCAGATCATTATTCTCAGCACGAAGGGCCGCTGCACTATCCAGGGCCAGCTTTTCCCGGTATTCCGAACGCTCTAACAGCATAGACATTGCCTGAGTTTGATCCTGGAACTCTGCCGCCATAATGTCGTCCAAAGTCATACCGCCATTTGTGGCGCTATCCAGGGCCAGGCTATAGCCTCTGTTTGTGCTGTAGTTAGGATCGTTTACCCAGTCAAAGCCGAAAAAGGTCGGTCGTTTTTCATCAATAGCCGAGCTAAAGCCGCCTACTTTATTCGCATACATACGCGAAGCGATACGGCCTGGATCGGTATCTAAAAACTCAGTTTGATGCTCAATATCGCCGTTGGGATAGGCTTTAAGGAAGGTTGTCACAATGGCTGGCTCAACTGCTTGAGCTTTACCCTGGGCAATGCCTCCCTCTGGCGGCTCCAGGCCAAAACGGATACGGACCCAGTGACCCAAATAACCCAACATGCCGCGAGTTTTAACCCGTTCCTGGCAAGCTGGAGAATTGATAGCCGCAACGATAGCTGGAATATCAAAGTTACGCTCTGTCCCCCTAAACTGTCTGCCACGTTCTTTTAGGTTGTAGCGGATAAGTGGGGGTTGTACTAATTTATTCATAAGACAACCTGCATGTATATTTATCTCATCATGAAATAAAAAACCCGGCCTTATCCTCTGTTTTTCCTATATGAATGCCCAGACCTGCAAATTATGCACTTATGCACTTATGCACTTTGCTATTTATGCACTTATACGTTGAAGTGCATAGCGCAATCCCTTATAATTCAATGAATCATCATCAAACCGGAACTTTAAACAATGGCTTTTGTTATTTCTTTGATCAACCAAAAAGGCGGCGCTGGTAAGACTACAAATGTAATTAGTCTGGCTGGAGCATTCACAAAAATGGGTTACAACGTGGCTATCGTTGATTCAGATACCCAGGGAAATATGCGGGACTGGAAAGCAGTAAATGAAGATAATCCAATCCCAGTTTTAGGCATTGACCGCCCAACAATTCACAACGACATTAAATCTCTGGCCCGTTTTGATATTGTTCTAATTGACGGCGCACCAACTGTAGAGGCTATGAGCGCATCAGCAATTAAAGCCTCTGACCTGGCTATTATTCCGGTGCAGCCTTCACCATTGGATATATGGGCTACTGCCGACCTGGTAGACCTGGTAAAAACGCGCATTGAAATTACAGACGGAAAATTACAAGCGGCTTTCCTGGTGTCACGTGTAGTTGCCAATACGACTATTGGTAAAGAAATTTCAGACATTCTAGCTAAGTATGAATTGCCTGTTTTAGATACGGCTATGTCCAGCCTTACAGATTTTTCATCATGTATTAAGCACGGTAAAACCATTATCGAATACGCGCCTAAAAGCAAAGCAGCTGAGCTTGCTATGCAGCTGGCCAATGAGATCAAAACAAAATACATAGACAAATGACATACAAGTGCATAGGTGCAAATGAGGATAGAGTAATGGAAGTAGGTAGACCAAGCCGGAAGGCGGCTGAAACTGAGTTAGATAAGCGTAAACAGAAGCAGCTTGAAAACCTGCTAGATGATGGGCCAACAGTACGTACAAGCCTGGTATTTCCAGAGGATCTACATAGACGTTATAAGGTATTCTTGGCTCAGAATAAGAAAACGATCAAAGATGATCTACTAGCATACGTAGAGGAATGCGTTAAAAACATTCCATAACACCAGGCCCACAACGGGCCTTTTTTAATGCCTGGTTTCCATTGATATACAATGCCTGGGCACTCATGCTATAAACTCCAAAATATCTAAGCTAAGCAATATATGTATCAGCCTGACCTTTGGAGAAAGATATGAATATAACCAGAATAAGAAATTTCTATACCAGGCATAAACCTTACAGCCTCCAGGACTACACCCAGGATGCACAAAAGCTAATCCTCAATCGCATCAACTACAATAAATATGATCGTGAAGCTCTGGTGCCAGATCCAGGCTATATCAATTCAATTATGACCGTCCAGGACCCACAACATGCGGCCCAGTGGTCGGCTTTGTCCAGGAAACGAAAAAGCGGCTTTATGCTCATGGTCCTATATGTTCTGGCCAGTGAATATGAACTCGATATGACGGCGACATTAGGGCAAAGAATGCTGCAGGGTTTATTCGGCTGCAGTATCTCAAATAGGACCTTACTTGATGCTTTTGGTGAACATGGCCGGACAGCTGCAGATAAAAGTGAGGACTGGGAAAAGATAGGGACCATCATTGCAGAAAAACGCGCCTGGGCTAATAAGAAAATGAACCAGAACCGTGCCCGGGTCCGTAAAAACAAAGATACTGCCTGGGACCTGGTAAATATGCACTTTAAGAAATTACGCGCCAAAAAAGAAAGCCCTTATAAGTAAGGGCTGGCTGAAACATATATCATTTAGCAAAGTACCCTGAAAAAAGATCAGGGTATTTTTTTAGTAACCGTATTTTTTTGCAAAATAAAGCTCACAATCAGAACATTCACCATGCACTAGAACAACGTCCTTTCCGCAACGATGGCAATATGCGTTTTCCTCTATGCTGGATGGGTCCACATTAAACAAATGCTTAGGTGCCTGTTCAAAATATCCATCAGGATCATAAACAAGGTCAGATGCGCCGTTGCGCTTCGGTTTGCTTTCAAAGCAAAAATAAAAGCGTAACTGGTTATCTTTTTCTAACCAGACAGTAGCGACCCATAGGCGGTTATAAGCCTTATTTTTTCCCATGAATCCAGCAATCACCAGATCACCATTTGAAGCCTGGTAAGCACGACAAGTAATTTCTTGCCCCTGAAAGGTCCCTTGTACTGTCCCTACCAGATCCCGGTTACGGTTTATACCCTCAGATTTAAAAGAGCTGTAATTAAATTTCATACCTAGCCTGTTTCGTTTGATGAATGAGGCCTTAATATAATGTGATGCCATCACAAAAGCAATTAAAAAAAAGGCTCAGTCTAATTTTTTGAGCCTCTTTTTGATCACGTTACCTGGTTATGCACTGGCTAACACGCTATCAGTCTTTTTTTTCAAAATGTTAGTAGCCAGATCAATAATTAAAGAATCAGCCAATAATATAGCTCTGTTTCCTCTTGATTGCTCGTCAGTGAGCTTTTCGTATGCTTGGCCTATGTCGGTATAGGTTTTATGTGAAATATGCTCTAAACGCTCATTTAGAGACAATAACGCATCTATTTCAGTTTCAGCTTCTTTAAATATAACAACAGTGTATGAATTCATCGTTAAAATTCCAGTTATCTAATTATGTTTTTAGTGCAGATACTTTGATAAACAATCTAAGTCATAGGCTAGAGGGAATTTTAAAGAATCTCAATACCGCTTTTGCTTTTGCTCTTAAAAATCTAAAAAAAATACATTTTTCTTTTTTAATTCTTTTTCTTTTTTAAAATCTTTTTCTTTTTTAGACGTTGCAACCTCATGATTTTAAATATGAATTTTCGCTAAAAACCTAGCTTTGCAGAATGTTAAACCTAGCTTTGCAGAATATAAACCTAGCTTTGCAGAATGTTAAACCTAGTTTTGCAGAATGATAAACCTAGCTTTGCAGAATGATAAACCTAGCTTTGCAGAATGTTAAACCTAGCTTTGCAGAATGAATAAATCCTATAAACCTAGTTTTGCAGAATAGAAAAAGGTCGATAAACCTAGTTTTACAGAATGAATTAGATGATGGCTAAATTAAAATTATATTAAAACTATTTTATTCACGAATATTGATTAAAAAATATCTAATTTAGACCCTCTATTCAGTTTAAGCCTTACCGTTACTAGGTTTAAAGATAAACCTAGTTCTACAGAATAATTAGCCTTATTCCCTTCTTTTTTATGAGTGCTTTTACGTTTAAGTGCATTTTTCTAGGTTTATAGGCTTACTTTTTGAGCAGAATCTATACATATCGTGCTATAAACGAGCAACTAGCTGGTTTTATGTGCTTATTTCACAATAAACCTAGATTTTTAGTTGATTTGGGTAATTATTGGGAATATTCTAGGTTTGTCATCAAATAACAAGGCTAATATCACAATGTATTCCGATGTTGTATTTTTTACGGACGTTGATCATCTTATTGTTAAACACAATAGCCTCATTGAATCTAAAACCGACTTATCAGAAGTTGAAAGTAAGCTAGTTGCCCTGGCTATCGTTTTAGTTCGCCTACATGAAAAGGACCCTAATCGTAATCTGGCCATTGATTCAACTATTCGTATCTATGCCAGTGATTACGTGAAAGCATACTCAGTTACTCTTAATGGCGCATACACCGCTATAAATGATGCTTTAGAATCTTTATTTAATAGCCATTTTAGAATGAACTCTATTGATGGCATCCCTACGGATTATCACTGGATCGAAAGTAAAGCCACTGGTAAAAAATTAAATGATGGCTTTGTTGAATTTACCTTTTCAAAAAAAGCAATTGAGCTAATCACTGGCTTTGATAAGAAAAAGGGTAACTATACGTCCTATGGTATTGATCGTATCAGTCGCTTAAAAGGTAACTACTCAGGCCGCATTTATGAAATTATTATTCAGTACAAAAATACTGAAACAGATAAAACAAGTAAGAAAAAAACAACTAAGATTTTCGATTTAGAAGATTTCAGATTAATGCTTGGTATTGCTCTACATGAGTACCGTAAAAAAGATAAGCCGACCATGATGCGCATGGATAACTTTAAAAAGAATGTCATAGATATACCTTTATCAATTATCAATGAGCATTCAGATATTGTTGCTGAACCGCGCTATCACAAAACTGGTAAAACTATCACTGGTATCTCATTTGTATTTGAGTTTAAAAAAGACTATGTATCTTCATTTACAGGAAAGAAGATTTTTGAAGATACAGCTGAGCTGGTCGATAATTCTGATGAACCTGGTGAAATGCGCACGGTCGGGGATGAAACAAAGGACCCTAAAAAGAATAAACCTGCAGATAAGCCAACCATTCCAGCGGTTAAGAATGACAAAGAGCATTTAGGTACTGATATTCGCAAAGAAGATATAGACAAGCCGAATCCAGTCCAGGGACACATTGTTGATTACAAGGATCTAGCGAAGCCAGTACAACAAGGCTCAGCCAATAAGGACCCTCATCAAATCTCTGAGCACAACTATAAAACCTATGTTGATATAGGCGGCAAGCTGTCTATCGAAAAGCTAACAGAGAAGTGCCGGGCCAGTGCTAAACCTGCTCCAGCATTCATGTTGGGTGAAATCGGCCGATTAAGAAAAGAAGCTGCAGAAAAATAAAGGCAAAAAAAAGCCCTCTGGCTAAAGAGGGCTTTTCCCATTCCCAGGCTAGTAGGAATGTATCATCAAACCACAAGGCTAGTCGTGGCATGGGATAAAGATAGCATATAGTTTATTAAAATCCACTGGCAAAGCTTAAAAAAGCATCTTAAACCTAATTTTTTAAGTAAATAAATTTATATTTCAGCGTTAAATCGTGATAGCATCACAAAAATCATCAAACTAAAAGGCTAAAACTTAATGAAACAGTACGCAAAACCAATCCCAAGCAATTTAGAAGTTTTCCAGCGTGAAGATGGCACTTTCACTGTAAAAGAAGATATTGTTTATCCGGAGCTAAAAAATGTTTGATTCTATCTTTAGCTACTTTTCTCACCGTAAAGCATGCAGCAATGATGACGGCTATGCTTATGCCAAGTCTCAATATGAGAAGTCACCGACCCAGGAAACCATAGACAAGTTATTTATTCAGGGTGATGGCGGCTATCCTGGTGATAATGCAGAAGCGCGGGAATTTGACCGGGGCATACATCGGTATCTGGGCAGCAATAATTTACATAGCAATCTAGCGGGTCCATATCCCCCACACATAGACTAAAAGAAACCCGGCTCAATGGCCGGGTTTTTTATTAATTGTTTCTTTGTCTGGTCTGGTCCATATCAATCATACGACCCGATAACACCTCATGATATTCACGCATCGGTGCCAGCTGGCGTTTTAAGAGCCACCATTGATTATCACTGATATATTCCGGCTGACCTCTCCCTAGTTGGATCTCCAGGCGTTTATAGCGGGCCATTAACTCGTTATATTCTTCCTGGAGCAGCAATCTTTCATAATCCTCACCAGGCATATCAACTGCACACTTGAATTTTGCATAAAATTCACTTGCTGGACGGGTATAAATAGCGCCGTCTAACAGGCTTTGATATACGGCGATTTCCTCTAAAGTATCCTTGTCTTTAGCGATATTCAGCAGCTTATATGCTCCACCTTTATGATGGATGAAAAACAGCTGTTCACCTCTGGCCACGTTATCGCGCTTTAATTGTTCCTGGTGTGTTTTCTCAGCCAGGAGAATGCTTGCGGCTTTATGTATTTCCGGGAGCGCGGCTTTATAAGCAGTAATCCGGCCCGTTTGTTGATCATACTCAAAAGATTTTGTCTCTGAGCTAATGCCGTGGACCTCATGACCGTTTACCAGGGTAATGATACATAAGGTTGAGCGTTTGTTTGGCAGCAACACATATTGGATACCTGCAATCAGATCCTTAACCATGTCATCCGTTACGCTTAAAGGTCGGTCCTGGGCTAAGTTTTCTGTGTTTTCGTTGAAATTCATATAGTTAATTTACCTAATTACGGGCACAAAAAAGCCAGCTTTTACACTGGCTTGATTGCTGTTTTGAAATTACCGATTAATCAACCTGGAATGACCCGGCCAGATTGATCAAATGCAAAACATAGGACTAAGAGCGTCTTGCGGGCAATAATAAGTCTAAGACTAATTAAATGCAAATAAATTAAGTAAAGTCTATTTAATTGTAGCTAAATTGTGATAGCATCACGTTTCCATCGAACCAAAAAGGCTAACCATCATGAAATTAGTACGCAATGCTGCAACAACTTATGATTCAGAAAATAAAGAACACCGCCGTAATCGTGGTCGCATACATTTTTATCAGGTAGAAGGCAATTCAGACTATGAGCAAGAACAACTTGCCCTGGTAGATGCTGTTCTTTATTCAATTCAAACAACCAGTGATGAAGCGCAAAGCTGGCATGATCGTGCCTGTCTATGTGCCGACTATAGCGAGGGTTATGCTTGTAACTATGCTGTAGAGGTTGATGAAGTAGAGGACTTTAAAGCCCTATGGAAACTGGTTAAGGCTCAAGTAACTGAATATGCCAAGCTAATGAAGTTTATCCCTTCAAATAGCAGCTACGATTTAAATATCCTGGGCTATGCCCTGGCCAGCAAAATTGTTCGCAATTCAAACGGTAAATATGAGCTACACGACCGTATATATAACCTGGCTGTAAAGTGGAAAGCTGACAGTGCAGAACGTAAGGCCCGCGCTGAAAAAGCTGCAGAAACAGTACAACCAGAAGTGAGTGCGCCAGCTGCAGAACAAACAGCACCAGCACCAAAAACACCAGGCGGCAAAAAGATTCACATTACTGCAGAGACTAAAGGCGATGACCTGCAAAGTTTTCGCCTGGTTAGCCCATGTAAAGACTGTCCTTTCAGATCCGACCTACCATCACACCTAAGAGGCTGGCTAGGCCATGACCGGGCAAAGCAGATTGCTACCAGCGTATTTGAGCTAGGGCAATCCTTCCAATGTCACAAGACTACTGAACACACCGATGATGACCTGGACAACGGCTACAAGCTTAAAGGCTGTGAAAGCCAGTGTGCGGGGGCCTCAATCATGCAAATAAAGCTAGGTCGACCGAGCCAATGGATGCAGGTAGCCGAGCGTTTAGGCATGAAAAAGGAGATCGAGGCGATACAGCGCCTTGACCTGGATGCTCCAGTGTTTGAATCGGCCCAGGCCTTTATCGACTATCACACCCGTTAATTTAACTTGCCCGGCAACGGGCACTACCCAGGAATAAAACCCAATGGAAATGAACGCGCCTATCACGCTTGAATTGAGCATATACGCTCTTAATGAAGAAACCGGAACCCAGGCTATCGTAAAAGCTAATTTGCCGATTGGCCAATATCCGACACCAGATACGATCAGGGACGTAATTAAGCAAGCTGAGGATGCTTTACCGGAGGGTTATGCACTCATGAATAAAAGTGAGTTCTTTAATACCTATCTCCAGGAGCAGCACGGGGCTACAGAAACATTTGCTACGCCTGGATCTCCAGAGTTTGACGATAACTATGTTCAGGGGTCGGACGAATGAGTGAATCATTATCTAATGGTGCAGAACTAAGCTTTACCGATGAAGGCACGTTTTTAATTATGGATGGGATTCAATACCCTGAGTTAAGCGATTGTGATAACATCACGGAAAATGATTATGTCCTGACGGATGACGGCGATATTTGCGATATGTCCGGGGTTAATAGCCTCCTGGTCGATATGCAATACAGTAAAGTCAAGGCCTGGGCGCATGTAGATCGAGTATTCAAAGGGATTGTTAATGAGCACAGCCAAAGCCAAACCAATGACCAACTACGAGCGTAGAAAACGCCTGGATGAACGTAAAAAGGCCCGGGGCCTTACTCGAAAATCCTATTATCAGTCTCAGCAAGATATTGAAGTAGTAATGAAGGTGAAGGAGCAGCTGGCGGCCCAACATGACCAGGCAACCAATGAAGATGCTCTAAGCCATATAATCAGCTATTACAGAGAAACAGCCCTTTAATTAAGGGCTTTTTTTTTGGCCAGGATTTAAGGATAAAAAAAACCGCCATTATGGGGGTAATGACGGCTGAAAAAGGGTCTTTAAATTTGTTTGGCGCTTATAGCAAAACTATAAACCTATAAGCTGCAGTTCCATTCGCTAACCAACCGTCATAAGACATTAACCGCTGTTAGTTTTCTGCAATCAGTACCGTTTAACTGACGATAGGCATTGTATATCAATGGATCACACAATAAAAGGGATAATTTAATAAATAAATAAAATAATATCTAATTTTATCTATTCAATATCCTCAAACATTGCCTCAGCCTCTTGCTCCAGCTCTTGTCCCAGGTTTTCACCGCTACTGATCTTGTCTGCAGAAATATAGGTGACGTTCTCCAGGAATGCGAAACAGATCGCGTCCCAAAGATCGGGGGACCCCATACCTTCCCACTCTGCAGTATGTTTAGGCGGGACACGAATACGGCCTTTATCGGTGAATGTCTTTGGAATGCGGCTAGATTGCGCTAACAGCTCTTTTTTATATTCATGGGTCAAGATACTTAAACGACCTTCTTTCGCTGCTCTGGCGGCCTGGTGCATAGCCTGAGCACGTAGATTTAAATAGCGGTCCCGGTTTTTGTTCTGGAAACATGGATTACCCCAGTTCACCCGGGTAACAACCTGGTTAGCATCTTCTAGGTCCTGGCATACGTTAATACCCAAGCCGCCACTATCGACAACTTTCGTATTGTCTGGGAAATCCTGGCCAGATCCCATAATTTCGCCAGCCAGTTTGTTAGATCTAACGCCGTTTGTGAACAATGGAATCTTGACCACTTCAACACGCCTGGCATCGGGACCTACATCACCGTAGCCAATCACCCGGATCGCCACAATTGCGGATTTATCGCGGATACCTTCACCAGATGCAACGTCACTGGTAAGCAGATAACCATACGGCTCATTTTCACCAATGATCCGGCCTCTCTCATACATTTTCGTTGCGACTTTCAGGCTCATCATGTGCTTTGATGAATCCTGGGGGAACATACCTAGTAAGCGAACCCTACGCTCATCATCATCATAGGAGTTCCACAAGGCAATTAAGGCATCATCAGATACCAGGGGGGAATCCAAGCTACTAAATACAAGGTTATTCCACTCACCACCATTGGCAATAGATAGCTCATGATGGGTACGCCAGAAAAAGCCAGCGTTACGGGTCGGCTGTGAGTTCATGAGCATGCGGTTATGCTGCTCAGTCAATGCACCCAGTAATGTTGTAGTGACTTCATCTGGTACGGTACTGGCTTCATCGACAATAACTAAAAGCCATTCACCATGACGACCCGCCATTTTGTTAGCGGTTTTGGCATTCGCCGTCTTAGATTCTACAAACCAGGTATCTTCAAAACCTCTGACGCGCATTGTTGCATTCGCCAGGACCTCAATATGATCAGCAATCCAGCCATAGTTAGGATTGGACCGGATACGTTCAACATTGGTGCCGATTTCCTTCCACATCGTTGCTTTTAGCTGGTCCATGTCATTCGCTGTAATCAGCGTTACAGACATAGGGAAACAAAGCATGTGCCATAAAACGATATGAGAAGTACCGGACGTTTTACCTGTACCGTGTCCGGAGGCCACACTTGTTCTGGAACGTGAACAAGCCACGGATCTATGCAACTCCATTTGGTGAGGTGTTGGCTCCAGGCCAATAACCTCAATCACAAAGCGCACAATATCCGGTGCAAACCGTTCACAAAATTCAGGCCAACGTGGGTCCTGGTGCAATAAAACTCGCTTAGCCATCAGACAACATCACTTACTGATAATGTCCTCAATGTCACGGACTACAGCTGCATAGATTTTGCTGTTATACGTGTTATTGATTCGATCATTTGGCTCAGCGATTACAGCATTGCGCATGTAGGCTTCTTGCATGGAAAGAATCTGCAGCTGCTCTTGCTCCAGGTCAGTCAGGCAAGTCATAAGGGCATCAACCCTGAGTGCAACTTTGATGATGGCAAGGACCATGCAAAAGAAAATTACCCAGGTGAAAGCAATTGCAGATGGATCAAACGGCGCATCATTCAATCTGCAGCTATACATGCCAGCCAAACAAGCCGTTGAACCTTTCAGCGTTGAAAAGAATAGTATTAGAAATATCCAGATCCCAAGAAAGCCAACTTTCCAGGCTAGTGCTCGATAGGCCTTAAAACGCTTCTTAATCCGGGTAGCTGCTCTACTGCATGCGGGTTTAGTTTCGGGTGACATTAAATCCACTCTCAATAAGATCAGAATCCCATTTAAACGGATGAAATACGGCGAAAAGCTTTGATTTTCCTAAACTGAATACCTGGAAAAAGAGCAAAAAAAATCCCTGGACCACGTGAAGCCCAGGGATACGATAAAACTGTGATATATGGCGCGCCTTACTGGACTTGAACCAGTGACCATCTGCTTAGAAGGCAGATGCTCTATCCAACTGAGCTAAAAGCGCATAAGTGCATAGGTGCATAAATGTATAAGTGCATGAGTAGTAAAGGACAAACTGACTGAGGACCCTTTACTACTCACTAGCCTATTTAATCGCGGGCTACGCTATTTAGCTGTGGGGACTCTCCAACCCGGAACACGACAAGTAACCCAACATCTCATGCACACAGCTAAATCTTTAAATCTGGTAAGCGGCCGGGCAATGGTTTAAGTCACAATAATGAGGGGATTGTGAGTACCAAGCCGCTTGCGTTGAAATATAAGCCTTTGTTTAACTATATGCAATAATAAAATTAAACAAAAACTAATTTTATTTAGATTTTGCAGCAGTTTTTTTTGCAGGTGTACGTTTTTTTGCTGGTACTGGTGCCTGTTCTGGCTCTGGTGCAGGTCCATCGGCCTGTAGTGCGATTGGAGCAGGTTGACCGTTATTGCCTGGATTGTCGATTATGTGCAAGGCTTGGGTAGGATTGGTGCATGCAAGTTTAAGTTGAACAATTGGAGCCAGTTTAGCCAGCAATTCAACCAGGGATAAACCATCAGCACATACAAAGTTTTCTGTCGCCATTTCTGGAGAAATACTCATCTGGACCAGGTAAGCCGGATAGCCTTGTTCTAACGTCATAAATACGCGCAAGAAGTACGGGCATTCCTCAGATCGGCTAAAGTCATACGCTGGATCTAGGTTATAGCCGCATGCCAGCAAGCAATCCTGATATGACAAATCTTCATCATTCAGTTCATCCATCTTGGCCATGATGAAATCAGGAATATTGAGCCAGCCTTCTTTAAACGAAAACGCGACTAAGTTTGTATCTTCCATTAGTTAAAGCCTTATTAATTAGGTATAGGCTAATTATATTGTGATTCAAAGAAAATACTAGGGTCAGAAACAATAAAGCCCCCGGTATGGAGGCTTCATTATTTATAGGTCTACTACCTGGATCGAGGCGGCTATTTCTTCACCCTTCCTGGCTGGCAATATTCATTGAATTAATCATTGGCTGGCTCCTGTGCTTCAATCATGGCTTTATAATCACGCCAAAATTCCCACTTTTTAGATTTGACCTGATCCTTATATGATTGCTCCGCAATTTCACTCCAAACCGGATCATTCTCGTGTCTTGGCTTATCGATGCGATCAATCGCCATTTTTTCCGCAATCTGCTCAGGCAACTCTTTCTTGACCAAAACAAATCCTTCCGGCACCGCTTGGGCTTTGGCTTGAGCCAGTGCTTCACCCTGATTCAAAAGCATCTCATCAAGGGTATTTATTCGAACTTTCATGCGAGCTACGGCCGTCTGCCACATTTCCCATGCAGACTGAACCTCATCCCAGACATACCGATCAGCAATAAAGCAAAAGCAATTCACAAGATTCATCTTGTAGAAATCTGTTTCTTTGAAACTTAGCTCAAAGGCTTCTCTTTCTTTTTCAAAATCAGTCAAAAGGCATTGATCAGGGTTAATTAAAATTCGTAGATTCTGGAGTTTTTTCTTACTCATTGGTTAATTCCTGGATCTCCTGGACCCGATTAGTAATATTGCGGCAATCTTTAGCTACACCTTCCAGTAGATCTACTGTATCTACTAGCGTTTGGTAGTCCTTTTCATCCATCAAAACTAAGCCTTTTTGGGCCTGGCATTGACGGTATCCCCACCAGGCACCACGGACATAGGCCAATACATCAATTGGCATCCTAGAGCCATAATAATTATTGTCCTTTACGCTGAATTTGATCCCGTATTTAGAAATCAATTCAGCAATATGCGGCAATGATTCAAAAGCTTTATTCATTGCTTATGGTCCCGCATACAGATAGATGCAATTAGATAAACTCTCGCCAGCCTGATTCTTAAATACAGCAAAGATCGCTATTCTAAATTTTTGGCATATAGCATAAAGCTCATCAGCAATATTGACCGATCCGTTAGCCTTCATATTGTTATTTAGTAGGCTCAATACTTCTCTAAGGGTGTCTGCATGGCTATCAAGCTTCAAAAATTCAGCAAGTATTAACAGATTAGAGGCCTTATCTCTTTTGGTTTCTGGCTCACAGAATGAATCAAAAAGAGCCTGAATTTTTGCTGCATCGTAAAAGTGTGGAATTTTAACTTCCTGACCCTTAATTTTGATTACGTTCATTATCTGATTTCCTTTAAATATTCATTACGGCCCTGGGTCATACATAAAGAGCATGTGCACCCAAAAGAGTAGGCCTCTGCAGTTCCACATTCCCGTTTTTTCTCGGTGTACAGCTCAATAGGCGGCCCATTATGGACGGCGATATATTGCACTTTTCTGAACCGTTTACGTGGCGGGCCGATCCGGGTTAAAGATTGTTCTCTACGTTTTCTGCGGTACTCTTGCATATACCCGGAACATTCATCACAGCGGCACTTGTGGTATCCATAGCCGCCCGCTGTACCATGTTTGATAGGCTTGGGACCGACAAGCACAAAGCCTATCTTTCTTTTTTCCCTTGCCTGTGTCTCATATTCATACCTGGCCATTCTGCAAAGTTCACAACGGCACTTATAATGTTTATATCCGCTTAGGGTCCCATGAGTGACGGATTTAATAAGGTTTTGATTTCGCATGTTTAGGACCCAAAAAGCAGGTTTTCACTTGGTCTGGCCAGGTATTCATAAATAGCCAGGACTTCATGATCAAAGCCCCGCTGAGATATGGCGTAGGCTTCCTTACATTGTTCAACGGTAAACATGCCAATATGACAGTGCTTTTGTGCAATCTTCATTGATTCAGCCAGGTATTTATAGGCCAGTCCACGGGTCATTCGACCTGGTGTTTTAACTGCTTCATACGGATCTATAAATGTGAGCTGGTCGCCGTCTATACCGCGATTTTTAAAGCCCTTCCAGATTGCATCAAAGCCACGGTGAGCAATGCTTTTCCATTTGCGGAGTTCTGCATCAGCCAGGCGGCCCAGTGGTTTAGTGGTGCCCTTATGACAGCCCACGTAGGCATCACAAGGCGCGCATTGATAAAAGCTTAAATCTGCCAGATCCTTTCTATGCGGATAGATCACCAGGCCAGTAACAAGCTTAGATTCGCTATTGCAGTATGGGCATACTGGATTAGTCATGATTAAGCTCTCCCTACTGGTGCCGTATTAAATTGGGCTTCTTCTTCTACCTGGGCCATTCCTTCACGTATTGGCAAGTAAATCATTTGATAAATGTAAATAACGAATGCTGACACGTCCTCTATGCTCATAGCGACAGAACTAACGCCGTTTACACTTTCGATTCGCCCGCTAAAAGAATCGGATTCAACACCTTGAGCAGCCTTAAACATATTGAATTTCTGATAAAAGCTTTTTAAAACACGTGGATCACTTACACAGTTATTAAAAATAAACTCGAAACGGTCATGATGTTTCAGAATATCGGCTTTCACGCTTTCCGGTAATTCAGGTAAAACATTGATCATTTCAATAAAATTAGTTGGGGTTACTTCATGTTTCATAATCTAGCCTTGTATGATGATTTTACATTCGTGATGCTATCACAATAATTAATCTATATCTAATTTTTATGGTTAAAAAAAAGCCCATCAAGGGCCTTTTATTCCAGTGATATGTAGTTTTACTTTGTTGCGGTTAGATACCTCAGCACTAAGGCCGTCCGGATGCTCATCAAATAGAGCCAGCATTGCCCGATCTAAAAGTGGCCGCCTGGCAAGTAATGCAATATTCCATTCGTTCTAATCCTTAATAGTCCCGGCTGGCGGTTTAGCAGCCTGGAATTTTTGTAGGGCATACAGTTCACCCAGTTTCATTGCATTGGCTATCAGTGCCTCCAGCTGGCCCGCTTCATCCTCAGATAAAAAATGACGGTCAATAAAGTCATTCTCCATCTTTGAAATTAGATCATTTAAGGCCTCAGTCTGTTCAGTTGTGACATTGGATAGCATTAGATTCATAGCCCTATCCTTTATCATTGACACAATGCACATCACCGGACACGGTAGAGATTGATCCTGATACGTCTCCACAATCTACGTCTCCAGATATGGTCGATACGGACCCAAAAACATGCTTACACTCCACATCACCAGAAGTAGTCTGGATACTGCCTGCCGTCTGATTGACATATACGCTGCCAGACTTGGTAGAAACTGATTCACAGTCACCTAGAATCTCAACCTTAATTTGTGGCATGTTTTGGCTTACAGTTACGCCGTCAATAACGATATGGCTTTCGTTTATTACAATATTGCGACCAAAATAGGTCTGACCATTCACCAGGATTTCTATCACTCGGCCCGCAACCACATTAAGCAGCTCAAGAGGTTTTTTAAGGAGGCTCATGCGGTCAATTTCTCCATTAGATCGGTAAATTCCTGAATTTTCATGGTCGTTTTCACGGTCGTTTCTGGTTTACGGTAGTACTGGACCCGCTGACGGATTAAAAACTCATTCTTGCCCTGGTCGTAAATAGACAGCTCTAAATTGTGCTTTGTAATTTTGATCCGGGCCGATAGATCAGCATGACAGGTATCGTTAAATTGCCCCATTGCTGTTATGGCATCAAATAAAATCGCCTCATTACTCATTAGACAACCTCATAAAAGCGTTTTGCTTCGTTAATATCTTTAGTTATTAAGGGGGTAGATCCTTGCTTGTAGCAGATCACCAAGTCGCCATAACTGAAAACCTGGTCTACACGATCCAGGCTAAAAACCTGGAACATTGGCTGACTAAACCAATCCTGGGTATAAAACATTTTGCGTATATGCTCTTTACGTGTACCGTGCCATTGCTGAACCTGATACCACTCGTCATAGGAGTCAGCAATCACCTCACTGTGGAACATGGCATGATTCATTTTCCTATATCGAGCAACAGCCTGCTCTGCCACCTCCTTAGATACGGCGGGAGATTGCTTATAAGGACTGTCATACTCAAAGCGAATGGCTACACACCATAGTTTTTTACTACTCATAATTTATGAACCTCAAGATATGCTGCTATGGCGAAACAAATAGCGGTTATTGCTACACATGAATAATTAGTATTGGCGGGCTTTTTTGAATCAGTGCTTAAAGCTGCAAGTGTTCCCAGGATCATAAGAAAGATAGTCATTGGGCACCCTCAAAAGCTTTAACCAGGCCTAAAGCATGAATAATCTGAGCCTGGGAATATTTCAGCCCCTTCATCCAGAAATTCACACTTTTACCCTTCAAATAATTAGATTTATCCGGTCCGATTTCACGTACCAGGTCGAATGCTTCAACCAGGGTTTTAAGCTCTGGTAGGTCATACATAACGCATTGATCCGGACGTATGCCCCACCATTCCCTATTAGGTCGATTAAATATCGCTATGCCCTGGTCGTTGTCCCGCATGTAGTACAAGCCATCATCATCAGATCCGATGTGAGTAGTCTCAAACGGCGCACCTTTCAGCATATCCCTGGCACGTAGTACCCCGAATTTGTGTATAAAATCGAATGCAGACATTAACGGTCCTTGCGGTGCATACGCTTTTTGCGATTGCCACGACCGCGCCAATCATCATTAGGATGCTCATTAATCCGGTGACGTTTAGGCAACACAAAATAGGTATTTGAATCAGCTAACTCTTTGGCCAATGCCTGCAATGGATCTTCAATAGGTGTTTCCAGCTTGGCCAATATCTCGGTTATTTCTTCCAGTGATGTAGGCTCTACAGGTTTACCCGTAGTTACGTCATAATCCTCAATAGGTACATTGCCATTTACCAGCTCAGCAAACGCAAATACCTGGGCTACTCTGCTACCTAGCAACCGTACAGGGCCTAAAATAAGTGCTCGTTTCATTAGTATTCTCTTGGTTGATTAGGCTCATTACTGCCAGTGCATTTGTTGCGATGGTTTAGAGCCTGGGGACAGCGTTTATTGCCGCAATCCGGGCATAAAATCATGTAAACAGGGAATGCACCTGCATCTGTACGGCATTGCTGACAGTCATAATGACGGCGATCTTTTTCGGAAAAAATAGAATGATTCATCTATGGTTAATTTATAAATTAGATAGTGATTAATTTTAGCACGGGATACCTTGAGATATAAAGGATTAGACAGTGCCCAGGCATAAAAAAAGGGCAAGCTTTACACTTACCCTGGTTTGTTCTATTTACGCTCTATAGCGATTTATAGACACTTAGAGGATTAATCACTATCTGACTATCATAGGCATGGTATCCATTGATTACGTGGCCAAAGACATGCTCATAAACATGATGATCAATGAATAATCTGCAGTTGGAATGCGCCCTATGAATGCGCGTATTTACCCAGTCTATATTTTCCTGGCCAATAGAGCGCAATGTTTCAAACTTTGGAGTAGAGGCCACCAGATAGTTACTTTGCTGGCATACCTGGCGAAACTTCTCTTTAAGGTGATGTGCTTTTGTTTCATCTGTAGACAGAATATAAACCGCATGGTCCTTAACTAAGGCATCCAGGGCTTGCTGCAGCATGCGGGTAGTACGGCCAGACTGACGGGCATGGAATTGTGTATACATGACAGCCCCTTAGCAATAATAGTCTGAATTACGGGACCAGAATTGATCGAACTGCTCAGATCCTTGACGGGCATTCGCCTGGGCTTCATTTGGGAACGCTGGTCGAACCTGCCAGAAGTTAGACAGCACATAGATAGCGCCGTTATAGGTTGAACGTAAACGGATAACCATTTCGCCTTGCATGCCCATAGCCGACACGCTCAGCAGCTCGAAAAGCTCTGCCGTTTTGGTTAGATCCTTGAGCACATATTTACCCGTTGTTTTATCTGCAGGTTTAGCAGCTGCCGCAATTTCACGTGAGCGATTAATAAATCCTAAGCCTTTATTCATGATGATGATCCTTATTGAGAAATTAAAACGGCGTTGCTAAGCGCAAAACTTGGGTGTTTAGACTGGCTTTCACACCAACGGTTTAGCTCTCGTTGAGTTGGTACACCAAATTGATACGGCATAGTTGCCGTGTTTTTTTCATAATTGAAAGCATCCTTGCAATCATGATCCAGACCACCAAATAGAACGGCTGTGCTGAATTGTGAAAGGTGTTGAAGTTGGACGCGCTGTAACTGTAAAAATGCGTCTGGTACTCTAGCCATTGTGTTTCTAACCTAGTTGTTTGATGAAAACAGGTTAGATAATACCTAATAAATTGGTTATATAAAAACTAATTAATTCAGTTTTAGTAGATAAATTAAACAGCCAGTATATTTTTTTGCCACATTTGTTGTTTTTATAGGCTTTTAGCCATACCCGTTGTGATTCAATGGATATGGCCTGATTAATTATGCCTGGCGGTACTTTTCTGAAACATCGTAATAACTATATGCAAGATTCAATAGTTTCTTAGTTAAGTGCTGGCCGTTTTCAGTTTTACTAAATTTATATCGCTTATTGATACACCCTGCAGCATGTAGCATTTTGACTTCCTCAAAAGCCAACTTATAAAACTCTGACTGATAACGCTGGTTAGATAATCTAAACTTTTTAGCGCCGTTGTTGGCATCAATACTCAATGAAAGCAGCTCTTTTGCCTCTAGCAGCCTAGAAATAGCCAAACGGTCACACGGCTTATATGGGCCTACTCTATCCTCTAAAGATACCCATTCACGTGCTGCAGCTGAATATTCAGCCTCACTATCTGTAATGTTTAATTTAGTGATGTGCTTACATGCCAGGTCCATCATGGCCCGGACATTGACCTTGAGTAACCAGGCAAAGAATTTCTCATTGTCATGCGAACCAAATTTAGGATTAGCCCCTTTAGTTTCTTTCTGGATCTCATGCTGTACCAGGTCGTGTATCCGTCTTAAATCCCCTTTAGGCATCTTCATCTTGTAGTTAAGGCGCATCTGCAGGTTAGATAGATTTATACGTAAAGTCTTAGCAATAAAGTTATATCGGCCACGGCGCTGCAGACACCATGCCTTAATGTAGTCGATCTTAGCCTGGTCATCCTGGGAATGAGTATCTTCAAACGATTCAATCAAGTTATTGGTCATGATTCTGTCTATGCCATCGGCAAAGGGTGAATGATGCAATACGCCCAGGACCTCACTTTTAAGCTTATGGTCCGTATCATTCTTGATTGCCTCAAATACGTCTCTGCAGACAGAAACCGGATAGGCTTCTGGACGTTTATTTTTCTTTGCAATCACACGCAAGGCACTACCGATCAGGAGACTATTGTATTTAAACATTGGTGCCGAACTTTCTTGAACAACTACACTCATAACTACACTTCAAACAATTATTTTTTAACTTTGACAGTTGGACAGGCCCAACCAACAACCAAATACCCGGATGCGCATAAACCCAGGAGAATGATGCACACCAGCTGCACAAAATCCCCATTCCATTGCAAAACGTCATCTATTGCTCGGGAAACAAATAGGACGGTATAAAAACAAGCCGTATCTAAAGCCACTTTTTGAAAGTTAATCTTTTGTTTAGTGGTGAACCGTTCCACCAGGTAAACAGAGACAATTGAAACCAGGACCATAACGGCCAACGTAGATAGCGCGATAATTAATTGAGGCTGCATAAATACGCCTTTAGTTTTGACAAAAATACTTGAAGCCGATTCACCAGGCTTTTAGGCTTTTCTTTTGATAGCTCAGTAATGGCTTTATCTAGTTTTGCCAGGCAAACAAGATCAAAAGCACAAAGGGAGGGAAAAATATGATGATGCGATAAGTGATAAGCATATCTCTCATATCTTGCCCCTGGGACTACTAAAAAGTAGGTCCTAAAAATTGGCTCATAATGGGTCATTTTTACATACTCAAGGCCATGTATTGCCTCTGGTACGCCGTCCACAATAGCTCGGCACTTTTTCAAGCCCAGGTCTTTAATAAGATTGATAGCTTTTTGATTTTCCCATTGCTCAAGGGAGGGACCCCAGTTCAAAGCTTTCATGGAAACACCGCATCAACAAGCGTAAGTGCAGCAAATATGAAAAACGCATACTTCCAGATTTTTGCTGATCTTTTTAGGTCCTCGATGAGGGGTAAGCCACGCTCAATAGACTGCCGTAGTTTTATATTTTCCTCTTGCATTTGTTCTGTCTGTTCCCAATTGGAGGTAATTAAACTTTGAGTGAACTTCATTCGACTTAACACTTCATCAATCAGTTCTTCCCTGGACATAGTTTCAAGCTCAGTTCTTATATCCAGATCCGGGCAATCGTCGTCTTGTACATCTGGACATGAGCAATCAGCACTACTATCAAGCATCATGGGTATTTACTTCCCTGTATTCGATTTATGGAAAATGTGAATAGCCAGACACATACAACCTATGCCAGCAAACAAAGGGATAGCTGCATATAGAGGGTTAAAGTTCTCCTCTAACATGAACATCATCACATTGATAAGAATAGAGCCGACTGCAACTAGGACTAAGCATCCGTGAACCTTGCGATATTTCCTATGCCCTTTAGTTTTAACCTTGCGGCATTTACTACACTGTAAAATGTCTCTGTCTTGATTTGACGCGGTTACACGGTACTTGTGCTGGCACCCTACTAGGAAATAAAGCAAGGCTAGTCCACTAAGGACTACTAAAATCAGCATGGCTAATGTTGGATTCATTAATCTATTTCCTCTGCTTCGCCGTCTAAAGTCAGTCCTAAACGTGCACCACGGCCCGTAAATTTAGCTTTTAGATCAGCTGCTTTGTTTATGACACGTGTGTATCGTTCTTCTGCAGCTGCCTTGTCGATTACTGCAGCTGGTATTTCTTCTTGGACTTCTACCTTGTCCTTCCAGTTCAACGGCTGTCTATTCTTGAGCCAGAACATTTGTGCTTGTACGTCTGGAGCAAATATCACAGTCTTTTCAGCTGTTAATACATTGCCGTCCTTGTCTGTCCGACTTTCTTCTACTTCCTCTGAATAACCTACAGCCCGCTTATACAAAGACTTGACGACATTGGCATCGGCAAAGTCTTTACCGCCTACCCAGGCAATGTGAAATTCTGGATAGGTCTTTAACCAGTTATAAATCGTCTGCTCAGATACGTTTAATGTCTCAGCTAAGCTTTCTGGAGTACCACCAAGCAAAGCAATGTTGTATGCAATGCGGGCAAATTCAGGTCGGTATTTACCATTGAAGCCACACCCATCAAATACGCTGGATAGATCCCCTAAATGCTTGTCGATTTCACTCAATTGAAACGACATAAATTCACGGTCACGCGCGCGTGTAGGGTCAAAATTGTGTTTCAAGCGATCTACATAACTACTAATATCAAAGCTTTCGGGCTTTTTAGCCGTTTCGTTTTCCGTTTCGTTCCGTTTCGTTTCGTTTCGTTTTGGCTGTTTCGTTTCGTTCTCAGAGAAACAACCAGGCTTAATGCCTTTCCCTTTAACGGGTTTAGGTGTTTCGTTTACCGTTTCATTATCCGTTTCGTTTACCTGGTCCTCATTTAACTGAGGTACTTTCCAATGATCCGCTTTAGACTTCCGGTATACAGTGGCACTACTAACATTGTATTTGTCTGCTAGATCATGAAAGGACAGTCCCTTTTCCTCTCTGTCATGACGGACCTTTGCCCACTCTGCTTCTGATAACTTCTTTGCCATGCGAATTAGCCCCTTATACTTCGAGCAATAGATTCATCTGGTATTCAGTACCAGACTTAACCTGCATTTCTTTCTTTATGTCTTTAAAGCGTAGTGCAGATGATGTGACTGTATGATGTAGGCGTTCTATATGATTGATTAGGCGATTCCCGCCTCTAACTTCCTGCCACTCAGGTAATGATTCAATAAATGCCCGGGCTTCATCTAATTGTTCTGCTTGCATTGCGGCAAGTACGATAGTCTTTTCGATAGTTTCTAGTTTTGTCCGGATACCCATCATTACGGCAACGTCTTGGGCATGACGTTTATCAAACTCAGCAAACATAAAGGCATGTAGTTCACGTAATGAGGCATGACTTACATCGTCACGTTCCATTGTCTGCGTTACACCGAATAAGTAATCACAAGATACGTCATATAGGACGGCGGCCTTCCTGATTACCCATAGGGGAATGCGACTTGATTGACCCTTTTCGATCTTTGCCAGCTTTGATGAATTTTCATATCCCAGGCGTTTTGCGGCATCCACTTGGGATAAACCAGACATGATGCGACTTTCGCGCATTCTCACACCAACTTCACAACTTAATACGGCTTGATCTTGTTTTGATGGAGTACTTGTTAAAGTGGCCTTGCGCGCACTACTGACCTGGGCTTGAGGTGTTGTGTTTTTTATTGCATTGCTGCCCTGTTGCATATCCATAAACAAACCAATAAAAACTATAAATTAGACTGTGGCTAATTTTATATCATTTATATAATTAGGTAAAATCTAATTTATAGCTAAATCCCTTGTAAGATAAGGCATTTGAAAAGTTTTGTTACAGCGGATTGGTAGCACACCTGGCAATAAAAATAGCATCAGCTAGGGCCTGGCCTTTTGCTTTTAAATCGAGGTCCCTGATACCTGGGTACAGCTGGACCGCCTTACTTCTACTTGCATCTTTATTCTGACTAATTAAGCCAGCGTTCTTTTTCCATTTACCCGGTGTGACTGTCTGAAAGGGGATAAGCGCACCCTGCAGCACACCTTCCATCACTCCAGCGGCATGCCCAAAGCTAAACGCGCTACCTGTACCGATCTTGATCCCTGTTTTCGGGTTAGGCATACCATTGACTAATTCAACATACGCCATAGATACATCATAGTTATGCAGCCAGGCGGCAATAGCTGCCCCATTTACCCGGGTTTTGGATGCGACCTTAATCGTGGGCATGTGTAAATGCCCTTTATATCTGTAATGGTCCTCATCATCCAGGACCACTAAACAGCCTGTAGCGCCTATATCAATCCCTAAAATCATTGCGGCATTCCTTTCACCTGGATTAATCCGGCTCTCATGCGCAATTCCAGGGTACGGCACAAGGCTTTTAATACATCACCTTCATCAATCTCTATATCACCTCTACGGCGATCCAGGGCATCATGACAAGTATGGCAAGCATGAATAGAAAATAGATCGTTTACTTTCATTCCGACCCCGCGCATACCGATGGATAAATGGCACATAACAGTAGTTTCATGTTGCGCATCATCTGAACACACTCCAGGCAATCGGAGTGTGCAAGGTTGATGTTTTGCGAATTGGCGTAAGTGCTCACTTATTCTTTCTGCTTTACTCATTAATACTTTCTCCAGGGATAAAAAAAACGCCCTTGACGGACGTTTCTAAATTTTGACTGATTTTTATCTGTCTCAATGCTTCGAAAAAAAAGAGCAATTGCTCAATTTTCTTTATTTTCCAACATACTAGCAATGTATTGAAGGACTGGAGACTTCCTCCATTGGTCAGCCGCATGACTGTGATTTTCTTCGAGTTCACCTACTAAATAATAAATCGCATTCAAGATGCTTTCATGTTCGTCTAACTGTGGATTACAACCAATTTCCACTAAATACTCAACCGCTTTCCCTATTAAGAAGTTTGAACCAATTGAACTTAAAAATAGATCTAAACTAATATCTGTCGAAATATTAGCCTTTAACTTTGTTTCTTCTTGCGGAATTCCCACGTATAAGCTCTTTCAATGGTTAAAATTATTGATTGATTAATAATACACTTAATTCACATTGTAAGGAATTGCAAAAAAACCTTGAAAAATGTAAGTGTTTTGTACATAAGCTTGCGTTGTTTAATGATGTGTGAAACTTTGAAATTCAATCATATTTGTTATCTCATCCTCATCCATTGAAGGCCAGTATTTATCTATCAAGTATTTACAACACTGTTGCCAAAAATCCTGAAAATTGTGCTCATCCATTGAATCGTATGATAAAGATCTTGGAATATAGTGGTAAAAGTGTGTTTCTTCAAAAGTCAATATCTCCATATTACAATATATGCGGCCTTCAACCTGCAGTTTTTTAATGGCTTCATGTGCTGTAAGGCCCTCATATCCCTCAATATGGGTGACAATTAAGTGACCCATACCATGCACCAGTCGGTTAAATCGCTCATTTCTTGGCTTAGTCAGTATTGCCCGGATCTTTTCACCGTTCCTGTACCCACGTTCCCGTAAATAGTTGCGGTCCTCATCTGAGTTAGGCACAAAAGCCCCGACTATTTTTCCAGTAACCGGGTCCAGTAATTTACGTACCGTAAAATAAACGGGCATAGCTTTGGGCTTGGTCTGCTTTTTTGCCTTTTCCTCAGTCATGGCCAGCCCTCAACCTGCAATCATTTTTTGAAGGTTAAATGCTGCTGCAGACTGCTCTTTTAGCAATGGTGAAAAGGCATTTGTTGGAATCGTGGTTAGGCCTTCACTGATTGGCTGCAACTGATAGTCAAGCTTGCCCTTTTCAACCTCAACCTTAGTAAGCTGGTTAAGAGCCTCAATCAATACACCTTCAGATCTCAATCCCTGCATGAATAGATATTCTTGATACATTTTATAATTCACAAAGTAGCACTCCCCGGCCATACGCACCTGGGTCCGAATAATCTTGAATTTCCTTAGATCCCGATCTTTATATTCTGCATAGTGGTCGTTTAATTCTTTTTCCAGGCCTTGCCAGCGGGTTTTAAAGCCACCTTTACGCTCTAACTTGGCATGTTTTGAGCCGTTTGTAACTTCCCCGTATGTCATGCCATCTAGCAAGATTTGATATGGGACCGTGATTACTTCCTCTGTATCGTAGTTATACAGATGGGTATCCACACCGATCAGCCAATCGCTGCAGGTTACTTGCTGCATTTTTAAAGCGATAATTAAGTTCTCCTGGTTATATGCGTCAATCACTACACTCTCAGGAAAGAAAACCGTCTTATCTTTTGCGGCCGGGTCCATGCCATGCTCAACACAAAAATTCATTAGATCCTTGCGCACATCCTCAATACAAAAGTCCATCTTCAATATAAAAGGCTTATCTAATATTGCCTGGATGCGTTTTTCTTCTGCCGCCTCCTGTTTTTCAATGTAGGTCACTAATTGCTGTTCTTGACTAACAGGTTTACGGGAACGCTGAGCTTTAGGAATTTTGCGTTTTTTAAGTTTAGTTGCCATGTTGACTAGCCTATATTTGATACAAAAAAATGACAGCCAACGTATCAATCGGCTGTCAATTGATACGCTTACTGATTAGTTGAACCGAGGCCTTTAACACCACGTTCCGATCCGGATAGATCAGATATGACTTTAAATTTCACCATTGGACGCTCGACTAGCGTAGCCTGGGCTATGCGGTCGCCTTTTTTCAGGTTTCTTAATACTTCTGCACCAGATTTCAGGTCAGCGATTAACTTGACCATCAATTCACCTTTGTAGCCGCGATCAATAATTCCGGTGCCATTGCCCAGGCGAATGCCGTGCTTAAAACCATGTCCGGATCGGCTAAATACCAAAAGGCCCCAACCTTGAGGAATATCAAACGCCAGGCCAGTACCGACCACGGCTGTTGTGGTGCCATCGGCATGCAGTTCAACCGCTATGCTGTCCACCGCCAGATCAAAACAAAAATCATCAGCATAGGCATAATCTGGAATAACTGCAGTCTTTGTCAGTGCTTTAACGCCTAATTCAATTTCTCTCATGGTCTATACTCGTTTACGTTCATAATATTCAGCACAATCAACACAATGTTGAGTACCTTTTGCGGCCAATCTACGGCCCTCTGGTATGTCCTTGCCGCAATCTTCACACTCATGCGCACTTTCCTGGTCTGTGCGGTTTACGTGTGACTTGATCTGCTCTGAGATATTGCGCTCAATTACTTCATTGGCCAGGTCTGCTATATCCGTCATTAGCCCTCATCCTCTGGGCCAACAAAAAACAGCCCATAGGCCAGGATTGAAACAATTGCCCAGATACCCAGTGCAATAGCCAGTAGTAAAAGTTCTTCAAAAGTCATGAATTTCTCCTAATCGTTTTTGGTTTGACATGCAGTTTTTTGTACAGCTCATTCAAGCTCTCATTCATGGCCGTGCGCTGCTCGTCAGTAATTGGTGTGCCCTGGCGGTTATCATCACCAGGCGCTTTTAATTTTGGCGGCTCAATAAACGGCTCTTGTGGTCTACCTAGATCCTTATCACGTTCCACAATGCGCCCGTAAAAGCCCTTAAATGCGCTGTAAGCGGGTTTTTGCCCTTCTACGTTCAAGATATGGCGAACCTTCTTAAACGCGCTCATAGCCTGTTTAGAGACTTGTACAGCCTCTTGATTGTCATAGCTCAGGCACAAGGCCCATGCTTCACTTGAAGTTAGCCAGCTTTGGCCAGGCGCTTTTTTCTCTAAACACCAGGCCTTAAATTTAGGCATACTGGGCACATACTCGCTGGTTTCCATGCGCTTTAGCCCATGCTGAAACTGAACGATATGAACATCAGACAGTAGATCGGCAAATTTCATTGCTAATTCCGTGTCATTGATCCCCGCCCATTGCTCGGCAAACTGTTTGCCATAAAACACTTTTAAATCTTTAACCAACTGGACAGCATCAGCCAGCGTGACATAACTCATGGCTTACCCTCTGTACCCGATCCCAGGCGGGACCTCATTCACTGTTCTGGCATTGGCAAAGCGGTTATCAGTAAGCAATGAATCCAGGTCTGAGTTATCAGCTATGCGGCTTTGATTGGTCTGCTTCACTGATACTTGAGGCTGAATGAAATCACTAGGCGAAAACTCTGCTTCATAACGCCCCTGGTTTAGCCAGGTAGTCGCATGTGGCACATATCCATCTATCCAACTCCGGGTATGGCTATGTTCGGCAATGGACCTTAAAAGTGCGCCCAGGGATACGCCTTTCTTGATCACTTTTTTGAAACTGTCTTTAGCCTTGCTTGGTCCTGATTTTTTGTTTGGATATGCAGCCCAAAACGTCTTGAAATCTTCCTCAAGAGCATCGGTAATGCCCGCTTTTTCGGCATTACCTTTAACTGGTTTATTCATTGGTTTATTACTTGGTTTATTATCCTCCGCATTTTTGCGTATACCCTCTACGCATTTTTGCGGATACCCCCTCTGCATTTTTGCGGATACCCCCTCCGCATTTTTGCGGATACCCCCCTCAGCTAGAATCTGGTCCTGGATCTCATCACTGAACACCTGGTCGATAGGCACCAGAATGTGCAAACGTCTTTCGTTATTCCGACCTTTCGATTTAATTAGTTCCAGGCTAACTAGGCCCATTTTCACCAGCTTATTAACTAAGCGTGATGCCTGGGATTCGCTAACGTGTAGAAAATTTGCAAAATAGGCATTACTGGCAAAACAGCCCCTTTCGCCATTATCCAAACTATCAATTTCGACTAGCAAAACTCGCAAATTAGGGCTTAATCCTTGTGCCAACCATAAAGAGGCAGGTATCCAAATTCCGTTGAATTTTCGACCCGAATAATTAGTCATTACTTAAAAAAACCCTAAAAAATTGAAAGCTAGTGCAATAATTGAACAAATAAGTTATACTTTGCTTAATTTTTGACATGGGAAGGGTTTAATTTCGTATGCTTGTATGTAATCTTTAGATTCATTCAACTGAACAAGAATTTGACGATTAGCCTTTACAGCTTTGAATAGGACTTGGGGAGTTGTTTCCATCTGTCGACCTGCGTGGGTAAACCCCCCGCAAGACCGGATAAATTCTGGTAACGATAGATATGTACACATACAGTAGATATTAAATATTTTTAAACGATTGGTTGAAATGTTAGTTATTAACTAACTAAATAGCAATAAATTAGATACAGCCTTTTTTACGATTGGAGCTTTTATGAACACGGCAACTCCAGATAGACTGGATAAACAAGAAGTTACTAAAGAGATTATTTTTGCCGAAGCTGAGGCAATGAAAAGAATTTATAACGAAAAAAAGAAGGCATTAAATCTCACACAAAGGGAATTAGCACAACGTCTGCAGGTCAAGCCGCCTTCAATTTTTGCTTATTTGAACGGGCAAACCCCGCTTAATATTAAATTTGCTTCATTCTTTGCTGAACAATTACAAGTAGCTATTGATGAGTTCTCTCCACGTATGGCCCTGGAGTATGGCAAGATCATAGGCAAGATTGACCAGGAATCATTTAGATACCCAGTACTTAACATTAATCAGTTAGATAACCTCAAAGAAGAAATTAAGAAAATCAAAATAGGGACCGCCCAGGCACAGAGTTATACATCTGATCTCAACTTAGGTGACAATGGTTTTTGGGTCCGTCTGGATTCAGAAGATATGACCTCATATAACGGCGGTCTAAGTTTCAGCAAAGGATCATTATTATTAGTTAACCCGGATGAAAAACCCCGAGTAAATGAATTTGCCCTACTAAAAATTTCTTATAACAATGAAAAAATATCTTCAATTATAGATAGTATTGATAAATACGTTTTCCGCGTGATGGTTGGAAACGGTGAACAAATAGAGGCCCGCGCTTTTAATCCAAATGCTTGCACAATTACAGTGAGCGACAACAATACTCATCTGGTAGGAAAAGTAGTATCAGCTCTCTACCCGCTTGAAATGCTTACCCTCTAATAACAACTAGCTCCAATTTAAGAAGATGCCCAGTGCATCTTTTTTTTATGCCTGATGATTAATAAAAGTGCATAAGTGCATAAGTGCATAGGCGTATAAGTGCAAAAAAACTTAATTAGGCCTTGATTTCAACGAATGGTTTAAATAATATGGGTGCATAAGTTAGATAAAGACTAATTATTTAAAAGTCTACTTCTAATTTTTATAGTGATGAGCTATAAAATACATTCATTAAAATCTTACTTTGAAGTTGAAAGGCTATAAGTGATTTTCTCTATATAACCAGGTATCGCCTGGTTATATACAAAAGATCATTCATCAGATCTTTAAACCGCAATCATCAAACTAAAGGCTATCAACATGAATCCATTATATCGCGGCATTCCGCATAAGACTATTGAACAGAAGGCAATTCGCTTTGTAGGCAATACATACCGCGAAGCATTGCAAACTGCTAAGCGTAAAGGCGCTAAAGGCGATCCAATCCTGAGTATTTCTAAAAGCTCTATGACGGTTATCTACTACCCGAGTGCTGAGCTGTACCAAATCGCGCTAGATCTTCAAGCCAAAAAACAGGCTGAACAAGCCGCGATCAAGGCTGAACAAGAACGCCCGACTGTACTGAGCTATGTAAGAAACCTCATGGCTGAAAAGATCAAAACTCAAAGCTATTTCGCCAACTAATTGCCCGCTTACTCATAAAGCAATGCCTCCCCGCATTGCTTTTTTCATATTAGGAATGACAAATGACTACTCAACCTAAAGATTTCAATAGTTCAACTCCATTGCTTGAGGAATTTGGCCGTAAATTTAACATTGCGGTATCTAGTAATGGCACTGTAGACACCAATGCTGTAGCAGAAGTTCTAATTCAGACTTGCTTTAAACAGCCAGTGACTTACGCACAAATGACAGCCCTGCTTATCGTGGCCAAGCAATATCAGCTCAACCCGTTCACCCGTGAAATTTACGCTTTCCCTACGCAAAATGGCGGGATCGTTCCGATTGTCGGTGTGGATGGCTGGTGCAACATGATCAACAGTCATCCAGAGTTTGCGGGTATGGAATTTAAGTACTCTACTGAAATGGTGCCGTTGCCAGATAAGGAGAAAATGTTTGCTCATACTTGGTGTGAATGTATCTTGTATCGCAAGGACCGGGAACGTCAGATTATTGTCCGGGAATACATGGGTGAAACTTACAAGCCAGCCTCGGTTAAGAATGGCTTTAAAAAAGAAGGTGCCTGGCAAAGTCACCCGAACCGCATGCTGCGCCATAAAACACTAATTCAATGTGCCCGCTATGCGTTTGGCTTTACTGGTATCTATGATCCGGATGAAGCAGCTCAATATATCCATGACACCCAGGCGGTTGAAGGCGTATCAGTAGAAGTGAACACGCAACAAGCCACGGCTCCAGCTGCAGAACAACAAACCGAAACCGAGGCGGCTCCAGTTGCAGAACAACAAGCCGAAGCTGAGGCACCACCTGCAGCAGATGCTAAGCCACCTATGCCAGCGGATCGTTTTGATCGTAACTATCAAAAAGCAATGCTAGTGATTAGCACTGGTAAAGCCACGGCTCAAACCCTTATCGACACAATGGAAAGCTCATACTCGCTGACCGCTGAGCAGAAAAACGCAATTATCAAATTAGAGGAACAAGCAGCATGAACACTAGCGCAATGATTACACACCGTACCAAGCAAGGTACTCAAGAATGGCTAGACTTACGCGCTAAATTTCATACTGCAAGTGAAGCAGCGGCTATGATGGGATGCAGCACGTACATGACCCGTACACAATTGCTGGACCAGAAAAAAACAGGCATCACACCTGAACCGTCAAACTACGAAAAAAACCTATTTGCACTGGGCCATAAACTCGAAGATCTGGCGCGTCCAATCGTGGAAGGCATTATTGAAGATGATCTTTTTCAGCTGGTCGCAAGTAAAGACAATTTACTTGCTTCATTCGATGGCATCACGCTCATGGGTGATCTGGCGTTTGAACATAAAATGTGGAATGCGAAGCTGGCTGAATCGGTCCGTAATGGTCAAGTACCAGAATCGCACGTTTGGCAGCTGGAGCAGCAACTTTATGTAAGTGATGCTGAAAAGATCATTTTTGTTGTATCCGATGGCACCACTGAAAACCTGGTTTATTGCTACTACGAATCGGACCCGGTTAAACGCAATCAGCTGTTAGCTGGCTGGCAAAAATTTGATGAGGATCTAGCAACTCATGTACCTGGGCTAGAAAAGGTCGAAGGGAAATCTATTGATCAGCTCATGTCGCTGTCTATCAAAGTGCAAGGCACGGTACTGGCCAGCAACCTTGATTTATTTACTTCTAATGCCGTGGCGACCATTGAAAGCATTAACACCACTCTAACGACTGACCAGGATTTTGCAGATGCAGAAAAGGCAATCAAGTGGTGCAAAAACTCAGAAGCCGCTTTGACTGACGCAAAAGCTAATGTCTTATCACAATCGACAGACATTAACGCTGTTCTGACGGCCCTGGATGAAATCGCTGAGAAGGTACGCGCTAAACGTCTGACCCTGGATAAGCTAGTTAAAAACCAAAAGGAGCAGATTAAACAGACACTTCTACTGGAGGCTAAGAATGAGATTCTGGAGTACCTGGCGGCTCAGAAATACCAGGTACAAGTGACTTATGCCCTAGAGCTGGCCATTAAGAACAAAAAAACGCTGTCCTCTATCAGTGAGGACGTTTTCCTTGAGGTATCACGCACGAAGGCCGCTATTGATGTTCTGGTCCAGCAGATTGATACGGGCATTGCATTCATTGCTGAGAATGCACAAGGCTATGAGTTCCTATTTGGTGATCGGGAAAAACTAGCTGAAACATACAGCGGGGAGTACTTGGTTGAGGCTGTTAAATATCGCATTGACGAGTTTAAGCAGCAGCAAGAAGCCAAAGCCGTGGCTGAAAAGTTCGATGCTAAAGCCAAAGCCGAAGCTGAGCGCATGATTGCCCAGGCTAAGAAGCAAAAGGAAAAGGCAAAGCAGCCTGAAACACCAGCAGCCGATAATACGGATTCAATCACAGCTGCACAGTTGGATGCTGAGCTGCGTTTTAATCATGATCCAATTGCAACCCACCTGGGCTATATCGTGAAAGATTCATACACCTATGATGAAGCTGCAAACATGATTAAAGGCATTATCGAGCATTTAGCCGAACTGCAAGCCGCATTCACCAAGTAACACCCAGGCCCATTGATTAGATGGGCCTAGCTTTTTATGGACCTTATTTAATGTCTAGTTTTTCAGAGTATTTTTCAAAGCCCCGGACCCAGGAAGATTTTAAGCACTTTCTGATTGCCAAGCTTATTCAACAATATGATGCACGTGGTGAACAAATCCCCCGGTTTTCTCTCAATAATGGAAAATTGGACACGGACAGCCAAGAATTGCGCCTACAGTATCGCTATATGTTACAAGGCGCTCAGGTATTTGCCGACCTTCTGGATCAAGTTAATGACCAGAAGAAACGACAAGAAGCAGCAGCAGCCGAGCAACAAAATCAAAATTGTTAATCGAAGGCACATCATGAATAAAGCTGAACTCATTACCCGTATTGCGAAAAAATCTAATACTACCCAGGCGGTCGCAAGTGCTGCACTGGAACATACTTTAGAAGCAATCACGGAAGGACTGGTTGAAGGTGAAACTGTAACCCTAGTTGGTTTTGGTATCTTCACCCCTAAACGCACGGCTCAGCGTATGGGCCGTAATCCTAAAAATGGTGAACCAGCTGTAATCACTGCAAGAAATACCGTCTCATTCAAGCTTAGCAAGGGCCTGAAAGATGCTCTGAATCCTTAACCATTAAATGATTAAGTAAGCAAAAAGCGCATGCCTTAAAAAGTACTGCGCTTTTTTCATGGAAAAAATATATGCAACCAAACACATCAAGATCTGGCATAGGGTTTACCTATAAAAGCGCAACACGCACCCTGATATGCCTGGGCCAGACATTTACCAATGTTTACCCGTATGAGATCGAAACCTATACAGCTGCAGCGGTTAGCCACGAAAAACGCACCCTGGCTGCAGAAGCTAAGAAACGGCAAGCTCTACGCCAGTCTAAGCAGCCTCCTAAAAAAGTGGCACCTGCAGCAAAAAAATCACCATCAAGCAGTAAACCCCAGGCCCGTAAAGCCCGAGGTACGAAACCTGCACACAGTAAAAAAATTTAATACGAGGTAACTATCATGCGTGGCGTGAATAAAGTCATTCTAGTTGGTACACTTGGAAAAGACGTAGAGTTAAAGACTTTCCCTAATGGTGGCAGCTTATGTCAGTTTTCGATTGCGACCAGTGACAACTGGACTGATAAAAACACCGGGGAACGCAAAGAACAAACCGAGTGGCATCGAATTGTCTTACACAATCGACTGGCCGAGATTGCAGCCCAGTATTTGCGAAAAGGATCGAAAGTTTACATCGAGGGATCTTTGCGCACCCGTCAATGGACCGATCAAGGCGGCCAGGAACGCTATACGACCGAGATTCGAGGCGAACACATGCAAATGCTTGAATCGGCTCAAGGCGGCAATAACCAAAATCGAGGCGGTTATGGCCAGGCTCCACAGAATCAAGGTTATGGCCAGGCTCCACAGAATCAAGGTTATGGCCAGGCTCCACA